GACCGCTGGTTTAAATGTAAACTGGTTTTCATCACACTGGACGAGAAAAGCGGTGCGGAAAAGAAAACCTCTACCCAGGTATTGGTGCAGGCTGCCGACCTGCGTGATGCAGTGAAGAAACTGGATGAAGGCATGAAAGGTACAATGGCCGACTACCAAATTGCATCGGTAGCGGAGACCGCTATCATGGATGTATATCCGTACAGCGCAGAAGAACGTACTATTGATTCCATTGGAGAAAACGCCAACTCTCCAGTTGTTCGTAATTTCATTCAGTCACTCCCGGAAGGCTGCAAGACAACCATTACCGTAGGAGGAAAGCAGGTCGTAGTTGACAAGACTGGAAAAGATACAGTAGTAACCCCACAAGACAAAGAAAGCGATGACATACGAGGAGATGATTAAACTTGCATCCAAATCTAAATCATGTAAGAAACCGGCGAACGATGAACATAAAATACAGTGTGCTTGCGTAAAGTGGTTTAGATTGGAATATCCCAAACTGAAAGATATACTGTTTGCCATTCCGAACGCAGCCAGAAGAAGCGCAAGGAACGGAGCATATATGAAAGATGAAGGAATGCTCCCCGGTGTTGCCGATTTAATCCTTTTAAAGAGCAACCGCTTATATGGAGCTTTGTGTGTGGAAATGAAAAAGCCGGGAGAATACCAAAGACCGGTACAAAGAGAATGGCAAAAGGAATGTGAGGCAAATGGTAACAAGTACGTGGTTGTCAGGTCGCTTGACGAGTTTATTAATGTCGTGAATAATTATTTAAAAGACATATAAATGTAGGTCTGATTTTACGCGAACGCTCTTTGACATTTTGTTTTCAGCTTGCAAAATAATGATGTGAATGTGGTTGGTACTTACGCTTTTTATATATAAGCAAGATACGGCAAACTGTGAAGTCGTGCTGTATCTTCGTAAGAGGGGTGTGTTTGCACCTCTCTTTTTTCGGAAAAAAAAGTGGCTCTTAAAGCGTTACTTTTGAAAATTATTCGTATATTTACAGTGCATTGGGTTGTACTTATTAAATTTAGAATTAATCAGAGGATTAAGATATAGAAAGCTGTGCAGGCCACAACCCCCTGCATGGCTTTCGCCTTTTTATCTCTGCATGAAGAAGTGCGGTACATCCTCGAACGAAAAGACACTATTATGGACAACATTCAAATCTTTAAGAATGAGGCTTTTGGCGAAGTAAGAGTAGCCGGAACAAGTGAAGAACCTTTGTTTTGTCTTGCAGATATTTGCAAAGTTTTGGAGTTGGGAAATCCCAGCCAAGTAAAAACAAGACTTTGTGGTGGGGTCATTACTAATGAGGTCATCCCGGATTCCATTGGCAGACAACAAGAAATGATTTTTATTAATGAAGACGGTTTGTATGACGTGATACTTGATAGTCGCAAGCCACAAGCTAAAACTTTCCGTAAATGGGTGACAAGTGAAATCCTTCCCTCTATCCGTAAACATGGCATATACGCCACTGATAATGTTATAGACCAAATACTTAATAATCCCGATTTTGGTATCGAGCTTCTCACTAAGCTAAAAGAAGAACGGTCGGCACGTATTGAAGCGGAAAAACAAGTAGCTATTCTTACTCATGTCAATAAGACCTATACATGTACGGAAGTTGCTAAAGAGTTGGGGCTTAAATCGGCAATTGAACTCAATAACCGTTTAAAAGAACTTGGTGTACAGTACAAAGTTAATCAGACATGGGTTCCATACACCAAATACGCAACCCTTGGCTGGTTTGATATAAAGCAAGAGGTCGCTGACAATGGGCATATCATATACCATAGAAAGATTACCGGAATTGGTAGGCAAGGTATTATCAATCTTATTAACTCTTAGTTGACATAAATAAAGGGGTGCATTCGCATCCCTTATTTGTTGTTATCATTCTCCACAACCTCCTTCAATCTGTACAGCCTGTCAATCGCCGGATTGTAGAACGGGTCCGGATAGTGCTGGTTGATGTCGCAGATGTTGGCGTGGACGTACATGGACGTATCGATAATGTGTTCCGATTCGCTTAATGTCACCTCTTTGGGGAGCGGGGCCGTCAAAGCCCAATGGACGATAGCTTTCACGCTTTCCTCGTCGTATGAGTATTTACTTTCTTGTGCCATGGTTTGGTATTTTTGCGGCAAAGGTAATGATTATACCGAATACTTTTCTCCTCAACTCGTGTAGAATAAGAAAAAAATTGCTATCTTTGTGAAAAAGAAAATGTTAACAAAAATGGTTGCACTACTTTGTATATTATTATTCATCCTGGCAATTATCGGGATAATATGCCTGATAGGTAAGATAAATGGATGGCATTCACCAATAGCAGACAAGATGTGAGGCTGCTTGGCTATCTTTGTGAAAAAGAAAAGGTTATGATTCAAACAATCGTCTATCTAATGATTGGTACTATTATCCACGGCTCTATCATATCTTTGATAGTAGCATGGATGATACATGCTAAAGAAAAAGATAACAAAAGTAGATACACGGACTAACACTTCTTGACATGAAAGACTTTATTGACATCGCTTTAATAACACTATTGACAGTTGGAGGATTCGCATTATTCATAGGAATATTCAGACTTATATCCAAACTCCTCGTTGATAGTGGGGCTACTTTTATTTTCCCTTATCCTTCAGAGTTTGAGAACTCTGAGGAGGATAAATAAAGGAGCTTCCGTCTCCATCGACCCCCTCCGCTTTCAAGATGAACTTTAATATCCTATCGGAGTTTTTTCCTTTCAGCTTATCGGCAATTCTAATATACTTCAATTTATACATCTTCATGATGTAGCACTCCTTTCGTTTTTCCATTTCTTCTATTACCATAATCACCTTGCTTGCAATGTAATTTATAGATTCTGTATCGCCGCCTATAATAACTTCGTTTAGGGCTTCCATATATAGGTCAAAAGCATTGATAAAGAATGAATGAAAATAAAATTGGTCTCTTGCGTACAAAGAATACCCTTTGATTGTATGTGTTGTCTTTCCTAATTTCGCATCAACCTTTTCGTTGATGGTTTTGAGAAGATAATCCTTGGCATAGAAATAATTAACGATTTGAAATCCGATTAACACCGTAACCAATATCGATAACACACCTACCAATGAAGCCATCAAATCAATATTCATTGGTTCTGTCTTAACATAACACATTCCAATAGCACTACCTACGCAGAGTATGGCGAAAAATCCGCATATTGCAATCGCAAAATTTTTTCTCATAGTATTAATAAAAAAATGGCGAATCCTCTATAAAGAAGTGTCCCCACCGGCATAGATACCGGAACCCGACTGACTACGGGTTACACTCCTTCATAGAGGATTCATGTTGTTTCTATTGTTTCGGGGACTGCAAATTTAATCAATTCCCGATAGAAAACAATCAATTGCCACACGAATAGGATATAAGTTCAAGGGCCTACATCTTTATCTCCAATTCGCTGCCCACCAAATCGAAATACACATTCTGCAGCTGGTTCAGATATTCAATTGGAATATGGGATAAAGGATATTCGGCGCAGTTTATAGACACGAATAGTTTATCGTCGTTCACTCCATCATTATATAGGTAGCGTCCGTATGATAATTCAATACCGCAAGAGAATCCATTGTATTCCTTTGTAAATCCGCTTTTTAGGAGTAATTCCTCTGTCAGTGGAATAGGCTCTACCATAGTAACCGGAACTTCACTGTAGCAAACGCCGTCGCCGGCCTTGCATTCCAGATACAAGGAATTGCGCTTGATGGCTTCCACCTTGCATACTGTCCCGGCAGGTGCCTTTGTCTCTACGAACTTGAAATCTTCGGTAAGCTGTACATAGCTGCCTAATCTTAGTCTTCTTGCATCCATAGCTTACTATTGGTTTATCTGTTGTTTTCTGTCTTAAGTTCAATATTCACGCTAACCGGGAACTCATTTCCGCATTTCGGGCATTTGATAGAATGGACGTTTGAGGTAGGTTGCACTTCTTCCGGGGACGCAAATAGTTGCCACATGGGGACGTTTATAGCTTCTGCTATTTTGGTTAATACCTTTATAGAAGGGTTGCCTGATATATGCTGGTTAAGTCCACTTAGGGTTATACCCATTTTCTTAGCTACATCTTGTGTAGTCATTCCTTGTTGTTCTATGACTTCTCTGATTCTCATATAATTAATGGTTAATATTTATAGCAAAGGTAGTAATATTTCGCATGCAACAAGTTATAGCTTGTGTAAATAAAGTTAAAGATAAGCTTTTTCTTGCCATAATGCTTGCTCAAACAAGTTATAACTTGTATCTTTACATCAAATAAAAGAACTAATAACAATTAACTCCTAAATATATGAAACGCTACAATTTATCAGACATAATGAAATCAGCCCACCAGATTAAGAAGTACATGAAGCTGTATTCAGTAACCCATGGTGTAAAGACTTGGGGTGACTGTGTAAGACTTGCATGGGCTAACGAAAAGAAAAAGGTTGCTGATGAAGAGGCAAGACAAGCGGAAAAAGAGGCAATGAAGGTTGCTCTTTCACAACCGTCTAAAAGAAGCGCATACGACAGCTTCAATGCTCCAGCATCCTCTTACTATACCAACAACAATTATGGTCGTTTCGGTTCCCGTTACGTAGGTGATTGACAAATGCTATTGTTATTTAAGTTGTTGATATACAATAGGTTAATTAAAGTTTAAGTAAAATAATTTCAAATACTAATTCTTCGTCAATCCGTTGATAATGAGTAGCTTTACATCATAAAAAGATGTATTTATAATAATCAAAAATTAAAGAGCAATGGACGATATTTTGAACCAAACCGTTAAGATGAGCCAAGCGGAACTGATATTCCAGTTGGCTAAGACCAATGTGGAACAAGAGGACAGGCTTAAATCTACGGAAATGAGATTGAGTGTTCTCGAAGAAGAGGTCAAGAAACTTTCTAAAAAGGCTGTCGGTGAATACGGGTGTTCCACTATGTCTGCATACGTACAGAGGCATAAACTTCCCATTTATGTAAGTGACATTGCGAAGCTCGGCAATGATGCTACACGGTTATGCAGAAAAAGGGGCTATCCAGTGAATAAGGTAAACATAGACCGTTTCGGTGTTGTGAACGTTTATCCGGACTTCATATTACAAGAGCTTCTTGATGATTACATAAGAACTACACGTCGTATTAATGGAGCTATAATGAAACCAATATAAACTATATCAATGAAATACAAGGTGTCAAAAAAAGGCTCAAATGTGGTTTTCAAGTTTGAAACCTATGAGCAGGCAGCGGATTTCTGCTATATGTATGTTATGGCAGAGCAAGTTAAAGGGAATAGATTCCCGGAACTCTCGATAACAGAGGAAGGGGGATAATCTTAAAGAGCGATGATAGCACGCGGAAGTGTCCTGTCCTCAGTAATGCTTGGGGCAGGTTTATCAAGGAATAATTTGCCACATATAAAAGAAAGCGTAAGTACCTTATGGAGGTAAACCAACGTTCACGTTAATGACATCCTACCGTCAATCCGGGCGGTAGGTTTGGAGCCGGTTGTAATTGTTAACATGCATCATTATGAAAGTGGAAGTGGATTATAAACAATATATGGCGATGTTAAAAGCGTTCACGGAATGCGCCCAATGCAAAGCCGAGTGTTATCGCCTGCAAGCTGAAAACGAAAAGTTGAAGCATGAGGTATCGAAATCGAATGCCTGGGACCAACTCTTAGGCGACTACGAAACGGAAGGAGATGGTTTGCCTTTTTTTTTATTTCTGTAGGAATTAAGCGCTGTTACGATTGGTTTTAAGTGGCTCTAAGCGAATATTGTGATTTAGAATAACAACTATCATCCTTGATAATTTAAGGTGGTATGGATATAAAAATAGTGTATAAAATGATATTATTAATAACATAAATAATAGTACAATGGAAAAGGAAATTAAGGAAATAAGCGACTTTCTGAATATCACATGTTAGAATAATCCAGTAGAAATACAAGAAAGAATCGCCGCCACTATGGTTTATGTGGTAAGAACTGGAGAAATGCTTGCTGAAGCCAAAAGAATGCTCAGAAAGAAGAAATCCGATGAAATACAAAATACCATTATTAAGATAGCGCAAGAAAATTGCTTGTCTGCAAAGGTGCAAAATGCTTTGCTTGACAGTATCGCAGAAGAAGAATCATTTCTGGTGGACCGCCTAGATAGACTTAATGCTTCAGCAACTCATCAGTTGGATGCATTACGTACTTTATTAAGCTATGAAAAGGAAGCTTTGCGGTTAAATAAGACAGGATATTAGAAAAAAAGTTAATCACGGAAAAATAATAGTTATAAAGTGATTGTTTTTATGTCACTTTTATGTAGCTTTACACCGTGAAAACAATTAATCATCTTAGTGGGATTTGATGATAAACAAGATATTAATAGGCTTTCATGGAGTACATACCTTAATCCCACATCAAAGGTATGGAAACTTGAAAGCCTTTGCTTTTCAGATATGATTACAATAGACGGATACATAATAAATCAGTTGGTGAATTTCTGATACTATATTAATTATGGCAAGACCTAATAAGATAGGTTTGGGCTACTTCCCAATAGACGTTGATTTATTCCAGGACATACGAATAAGGAAACTAATCAAGTATCAGAGTGGCAAGGCTATAACAGTATATGCTCTCCTGCTATGTCTTATCTACCAGCGTGGGTACTACATGAGGTGGGATGAAGAGTTGCCCTTCATTATATCGGAACAAACCGGGTTTGAAGAGGCGTATATACTGGAGGTCATCAAAAGCTGCATGGCACTAGGGTTATTCTCCAAGAAACTGTATGACGAAGAACAGGTTATTACGTCAAAAGGGATTCAAGAACGATACCTATATATATGCAAACTGCTTAAAAGAAGAGTTGGCATTACCGAATATTCGCTTATTGATGAAGAAAAGGAACTTGTCACTTCTGAGGAAACCGGGGTTATTTCCGGAAAAACCGAGGTTATTTCCGAAGAAACGTCTTTAGATTCGGTGAAAATGCCACAAAGAAAAAGAAAGGAAAAGGAAATAAAAGAAATCTCTCTATCGAGAGATAAAGAAAAGTTTCCCCCTCCCGAGGTTTTAGACAAAACATTAAGCGAATGCTATGATGAACTATCATGTGATAGGAGCTGGATAGAAGTTGTAACGATGAATACACGTAATTCCGGTCATAAGGATTTTACGATAGACATGTTCGGAATGTATTTAAAGCGTTTTTTCGATAAACTTCAAAACGAAGGAGAAGTGAGGAAATCTCCGAAGGATGCAAAATCTCATTTTGCAAGATGGTTAAATATTGAACTTCAAAAGAAATCTAATTATGAACCAGAACCAGTTACTCGCAACATCTACGAGCAAAAGCGAATTGATTCTGAGCGGAGAAAGTCTAGATTCATGGCTGAGTTCGCAGAAGCGGACGCAAGATTCCTTGCAGAGCAAGAAGCTAAACGAAAAGAAGTTGGCTCTACTGGAGAAATACCCAACACCATCCCAAATGGCGGTTGATTACAATCCTGATTTGCAAGGTAAGCTGGCTAAATCAAACCTTACACTTGCGGATATAGCCCTGAATGATAACATTCCTTTGCTTGCAAATATTCGTTCCGTGTACGGTGAGGACAATGCGGTAAGATGGTTGAAGGTACAGTTTGACAGTCTTAACGATTACGCAGAGCAAGGAAAAGGTATCGATGATTCACAATTGGATGAATTGTGCAGTTTGGTACTTGGTGAATATTATTGGATGAACCTTGCGGAAATATGCAATTTCATTTCCAGATTCAAATTAGGGAAATATGGGCAATTTTATGGCGCCATTGGGCCTATGAAAATTACTTGTTCTCTTCTGGAATACATCAAAGAACGCCGCATCGACATCGAACGCTATGAGCGTGAACAATACCGGACACAACGCCAAAAGGAGATGGAGGAACATGGCAAAAACAGAATTTCCTATTCCGAGTATCTCGAACGCGAACGTAAACTTGTCGAAATCGGTGATAAGGATGCTATTGAAAGGGCTTCAAAACGTATAGGAGGTTCCTATATGTCAACAAGTTAATTAAAGATAAAGCCTTGGAAATAAAGGCGGTAACGTTTGTTTACAAGTCGCTAAATGAGTAATTTTATATCTGTAAATCAGATACATATAAAACATAAGAGCAATGAAACCAAAGAAAGATTTGATTAAAGCTGCCGAGGCTGATGGCAGCATAGACAGATTGAACAGCCTTCTTTCAGCCGCACACATACTGAACTGCGAAGCAAACATGCTGGTGGAGGAAGCGGCAGACTTGATGAACGCCAAAGGTTTGCTACTCGTAAACGTGAAAAGGCTTCATAACAATTTCGTTAAAAGTGCAGATTTGTACTTTCTGGAATTCTCCTCACTCGTAGAGACAGAGAAATCGAAGATGGATATGTTCAGGGACATGGACGACTTCGACGCCAAGTTCCGCGAGTGGGCAAAAGTTCCTAATGACTGGAAACCGAAGGAGATTGATTGAGTTATGAAATCATTGAAAGAGATATTATGTAGCTTAGAAGGGTTGTCCGACATTGAATTATTTGTCATAGACCTATTCTGTGGGGCCGGTGGTTTGTCGGAAGGCGTGGAAGAAGCCCGTTTAAATGGCAATAGATGTGCAAAAGTAGTTTGCTGTGTGAATCACGATAAGAATGCTATCCTTTCACATGATGCCAACATTCCTGATGCACTTCATTTCATTGAGGATATTCGTACACTGGAGCTTTCACCGATAAATACTATTGTTGAACGTATCCGTGAATTATATCCTGATTCGATGATAATGCTTCATGCTTCTTTGGAGTGTACCAACTTCTCGAAAGCTAAAGGCGGTCAACCGAGAGATGCTGATAGCCGGACGCTGGCAGAACATCTCTTCCGTTATATTGATGTTATAGATCCTGACTACATTCAGATTGAGAATGTGGAAGAGTTTATGAGCTGGGGAGATATGGACGAAAAAGGGAAGCCTATCAGCATGGACAAAGGCAGGCTTTATCAGAAGTGGGTGCGCAATGTCAAGAAGTACGGTTACAACTTTGAACACCGTATCCTGAATGCTGCCGACTTCGGCGCCTATACCACAAGAAAACGCTTCTTCGGCATCTTTGCTAAAAAGAGTTTGCCGATAGTATTCCCTGAACCGACCCACTGTAAGGGTGGTAGGCAAGATATGTTTTCGCGTCTGGAGAAGTGGAAGTCGGTAAAGGATGTGCTTGATTTCTCTGATGAAGGAACTACCATCTTCAGGGAAAAGCCTCTTGCAGAGAAAACGCTTGAACGTATCTATGCTGGACTTATCAAGTTTGTAGCCGGAGGAAAGGATGCTTTCCTTTCCCGTTACAATACGGTTCGCCCTCAAGACACATGCAAATCAGTTGATGAACCATGCGGAGTGTTGACTACTGAAAACCGCTTTGCAAAGGTACAGGTAAGTTTCCTCTCCAAACAGTTCAGCGGACATCCCGAAAGCAAGAATGTGTCCGTAGAAGAACCGGCAGGTGCAATCACCTGCAAAGACCACCATGTTTTTGTCTCTGCTTATTATGGAAATGGACATAATCATTCGGTAAACGAGCCGTCTGCGACAGTTACAACAAAAGACAGATTATCATTAGTAACTCCAAGGTTTATCGCCAATGAGTATTCCGGTGGAGGACAACATACAAGTATTGACAATATTTGTCCGGCAATTTTAACCAATCCCAAGCAAAAACTTATAACATGCAAGCCTTGGATTATGAATACTTCTTTCTCAAATATTGGTAGCAACATAGAGGAACCGGCACAGACAATAACCGCAAACCGGAAATGGCATTATCTGATGAATCCACAGTTCAACAGCGCTGGCAGCTCCGTTGATAACCCCTGCTTCACCCTGATAGCACGAATGGATAAGATGCCGCCCTATCTGGTAGCAACAGAAAGCGGTCAGATAGCGATTGAAATCTACGACAATGATAGTCCTATGACCGTGAAGATAAAGGAGTTCATGGCACTGTATGGCATAGTGGATATTAAAATGCGGATGCTTCGCATTCCTGAACTAAAACGTATCATGGGCTTTCCGGAAGATTATGTGTTAGTTGGTACACAAGCTGACCAGAAGAAGTTTATCGGAAATGCGGTAGAGGTTACACAGGCAAAGAAGAATGCCGAAGCACTTTGTGCAAAACTTAGAGATTTAAGATTGAAGAAATTAAAAGAAGTAGCTTAATGAAAGAATATATAGAATTTTTAAAAGACAAGATGGCCATCAGCCGTCAGACCGGGTTCGAGGTCAATCCGGATGAACTGACACCGTCGTTATATCCCCATGTGAAAGATACTGTTCGCTGGGCGGTGTCCGGTGGTTGCCGTGCGATATTCTCCAGTTTCGGTATGCAGAAAACCGTTACTCAGTTGGAGATACTTCGGGTAGTCCTGAAACACAAAGGCGGCAAAGGGCTGATAGTTTGTCCTAAACGTGTAGTGGTTGAGTTCCTTACACAAGCGGAACAACATCTGCACATGAAAGTGACCTATGTACGAACTATGGCTGATGTGATGATATGCCCGACTGACATCATGGTTACGAACTACGAGCGTGTGCGCGACGGTGAAGATGGTGTAAGAATAGAACCTTCCTCCTTCACCGCAACATCATTGGATGAAGCGAGCGTATTACGTGGTTTCGGTACCAAGACCTACCAGGAGTTCCTTCCCTTGTTTGCGGATGTTCCCTACCGCTTTGTCGCCACCGCCACGCCATCGCCCAACAGATACAAGGAGCTGATACATTATGCCGGTTATCTCGGTGTGATGGATACCGGGCAGGCGCTTACCCGTTTCTTTCAGCGTGACAGCACGAAGGCGAACAACCTTACCCTTTATCCGCACAAGGAGAAGGAGTTCTGGTTGTGGGTAAGTACATGGGCGTTGTTCCTCACTAAACCGTCCGACCTCGGTTATCCCGATATCGGATATGAATTGCCGGAACTGCGTGTACATGAAGAAGTGGTTAGTGTTGATAACTCCACAGCCGGAACTGACCGTGACGGACAAGTGAAGATGTTCCGTGAGGCTGCTCTCGGACTTGCCGACGCAGCGAAAGAACGTCGGGACAACATGCAGGAAAAGATTGTCCGTGTGGTGGAAATCATTAACCGTCCTGAAAACAAAGACGATCATTTCCTTTTATGGCATGACCTGGAGAATGAACGGAAGGCTTTGTGTGATGCCATACCCGGATGTAAGGCTGTGTACGGCTCGCAGGATGATGAGGAAGCCGACGAAGTGATAGCGGACTTTAAGGACGGCCGTCTGAAATATCTGGCTGCCAAACCGGAGATGCTTGGTGAAGGTTTGAACTTCCAGTACCACTGCCATAAGGCAATCATGTTCATCGACTACCGTTTTAACGACAAGTTCCAGGCGATAGCCCGTATCTACCGTTTCATGCAGCAGCATCCGGTTGACCTTTATCTGGTCTATGCGGAAAGTGAGGGAGAGATATACAAGAGCTTCATGCAGAAGTGGGCGCAACACCGCGAGATGGTAGCCAAGATGACCGATATAGTCCGCGAGAACGGTTTGTTCGGCTTGCAGGCAGAGGAGAAGATGATGCGGTGGATGTTTGCCAGCAGGGAAGAAAAGTCCGGCAAACTGTGGAGGGCAATCAATAATGACAATGTTCTTGAATGCCAGACTATGGAAAGTAATTCGGTGGACTTGATTGTAACCAGCATCCCGTTCTCCAACCACTATGAGTACACTCCGACCTATAACGACTTCGGGCATAATGAGGACAACGGCAAGTTCTTCGAGCAGATGGATTATCTTACACCGGAGCTTATGCGTATTCTTAAACCCGGTAGGTTAGCTTGCATCCATGTGAAAGACCGTGTACTGTTCGGCAACGCTACGGGTGACGGTATGCCCACTATCGACCCGTTCAGTGAAATGACTGTATTCCACTACATGAAACACGGTTTCCGCTACATGGGGCGCATCACGGTGGATACGGATGTGGTAAGGGAGAACAACCAGACTTATCGGCTTGGATATACGGAGATGTGCAAGGACGGTTCAAAGATGGGTATCGGTTGCCCGGAATATGTTCTTCTCTTCCGAAAGTTGCCTTCTGATACCTCACGAGCCTATGCTGATTTGCCGGTGACAAAGAATAAGAGTGAATATTCGCTTGCCCGTTGGCAGATAGATGCCCATGCAAGTTGGAAATCTTCTGGTAACTCTCTATTGAGCTATGAGGACATGAAAGGAGCCGGAATAGATAAGATACGCCATCTGTTCAGGAACTACGAACGTGAGCATATATATAACTACGAGGAACATGTATCATTCGCTGAGGAATTGGAAACATACGGAAAGCTGCCTAAAACGTTCATGGCCGTTGACCCGGTAAGCAAGAAAGATTGGATATGGGATGATGTCACCCGTATGCGCACGCTCAATACCAAGCAGTCGCAGAAGAAACGGCAGAATCATATTTGTCCCCTTCAGTTAGATATTGTCGAAAGATTGATTGAACGGTATTCAAACAGGGGTGAACTGGTGTTTGACCCGTTCGGAGGTATCGGCACCGTTCCCTATTGCGCTATCAATCTGGGGAGGAAAGGTCTGTCAACCGAACTCAATTACGACTACTGGAAAGATAGTCTTTCATATCTGTATGAGGCAGAGATGGAGGTCAGCGCACCCACATTGTTCGACTTAATGAATGATGCCGTATGAACATTCACCAGATAGTTCCCCGTTCGGATTGCACCTCCTTCGCCAAGTGCGGCAAGCACTCACTTGCCTATTGCAGGAGGTACGGTGCGTCCGAATGCGGACCATGTGAAATCGTGAGGAGGAAACCCCGTAACCGGGTGGTGGTTGACGGAGTGGAGCGTAAACTGTGCACCCGTTGCGGTAGAGCACTTCCATTGTCCCGGTTCTTCGATAGAATAGCCCGTCGTAACGGTAAGGAATACCATCTGAAAGCGTCATGGTGCAAGATGTGTATGGCAGAGGTACAGAGCGAGCGGAATAGAAAAAGAGAAATGAATTGAGATTAACGTGTGCAAAAAGAAGCCATTTCTGCACATGAAGTATTAACACGAGCGGAAACCGGTGGCTTTTGCTCATAACTGAATAGTAAGGAATTATGCAATACATATTAACAGAACAAGAATATAGAGCTTTAACCCCTATTAGTGAGGTAGATAAACTCAAAGAAGATGTACAGCTTCTGAATGAAAAAGTTATGGAGCTTAGTGAACATCCATGTGGGAGTGATGCAGATTATAGAAGCGTAACTTTTTATTGTGATGATTGCCCGATTGGTGCATTTGGTACTGGTACTTGTACAAAGAGACAACAATATTCTAAATAGTTATGAGACAGACAGTAGAAGAAGCAGCAAAAAAGTATTCTTCGCAATGGGCATGGAACTCTCAACCGGATATGTGGCAAAGCGAAAAGGACTTCAAGGCTGGTGCTGAATGGCAGGCAAAGCAATTCCCATGGATAAGCGTTGAGGATGCAATACCTAACAAACAAGCAAAAGGCATGTGTCAAGTGAAATATGTTGATGGTAGTATTGATGAAATGGCAATGCGAGAAGTGAATAAATGGATATATCCCTACATCAAGACTGGATATGTTACTCATTGGAAACCTATCCCCTCATTCGATGAGATACTCGAAGCAAACAAGGATGTACTGGAACGGATTAAGGAGAAAGGAGACTAATATGGAAAGATATAGAATTGTGAAAGAAATAAGGTATAGCGGCTGTATTCCGATAGTCGTGTATTGCGTACAAGTCAGAAAAGACAAACGTATTTCATCCGAATGGGTGAATGTAAAAGGTTTTGATACTTATAGGAAAGCAAGAGAGTTGTTGCATGTTTTAAATGGTGATTGATTATGAGTAAATATAGATACAAGGAAGTAAAGAACTATATCCACAACGAACTAAAGTTGACTAAAGAGGATATAAAGGAAATTATGATTCCAATCGTGAAAGAAGAAGTAAAACGTATCTTCCACAATACCTACGGAAACGACGTTGATATAGAGAGGTGGGTTCGTTGTATGGTTTCTGACGAGATAAAAAGAAACGGTGATTACTCTATGATAAGGAATTTGTGCAGGGAGATAATTAAGGAGGAAATTGCCGATAGGTTGTCAATTGATATAAGCCTTAAAAGAGAAGGAGATAAAATTATGTTGAACGAACAAGAACCGTAAAACACACAGAAAATGAGCAGGTTTGAGAAAGAGATTCTTCCTTTTATAGAGGAAGCGATTATGAAAAAGCTCCGTACATACAACGTGTACAGTATAAAGGAGTATGAGGACATACGGAAGGCAGTGAGGTATTCAATCAGATTTTGTAAGAAAAATAAAATTGTTCAATATTGTATTTGATTATGGAAGTAAAGAACGGAATAATAATAGATGGGGTGCTGCATGAACTGGTGAATACTAATTCAGAGGCTTATTGTGATGATTGCTCTCTTTATAGTATTTGTCATCAATCAATATTAATGTGCTACATGCTGGGTGGAGATATATTTGTCAGTCGTGGTAAAGTAACAGAGATTAAAACGGAGGAGGAAAAGAAATGAAACAAGTATTATCAGTCGAACAGATGAAGCACTTGCAGGAGCTTGGATTTGATACGGGTAATGCAAGTATGCACTGGCAGTATTTACCTACTGCCGATGCTATTATCAATGGAACTGATGAAATAGAGGAAGAACCTTGCCTTTTTGTAAGTCAGCCGAACATGAAACATGAATACCCTGCTTACACTTTGCAGGATATTCTTGATAAGCTGCCGAAAGAAATAAAGACAAGTACAGATACTTATTGGCTTGGAATATCCATTTATGATTGCAAAGAATGGTATGTATGCTATTCAATGTCAGATGAATTTGATTACTACGAGGAGTTTAAATCAAGACAATTGATTGACGCAGCCTACGAGATGCTGTGCTGGTGTATTGAAAAAGGATATATTAAAACTAATTAGTTATGAAAGCAAGAGTAAGAGCGACCGGAGAAATTATCAATATTGCTGATTACGCACGTGTCACACTTGATAGATGTGATAGTTACGGGAATCCTATTGAATTAAGTTTTGATGAGGTTGAAATATTTCAAGAAAGGTCTGATAATATTGATTGGGAACAAAGACGTTATGAACTGGCGAAGGCTGCAATGCAGGGAATATTAAGTGACGAGGAAGAAGTTCGTTACGCTTGTTCGGAAGCAGACTACAAGAAGGGAGAGGTACGTACAATACCTAAAAGTATTGCCCAGTTTGCTATTGCTTGTGCTGATGCTTTAATTAATGAACTGAAAGGAGATTGAATAATGTCAAGAGGAGAAATATTAAAGCTATCAGATTTGAAAGACATGCACGGCTCTATTACTTTGGAATATACCGGGATTCTTTATGCTGGTGTAGATAGGGAAAAGAAGCTCCGTGAATTGGCAAAAGTTAATCCGCAGGAGTATTGTCTTGCATTGGGTGTGAATGATGATAGTGAAATTTTCAAAGACATTTCGTCGGGTTCCTTAGTGTCTCCGATGAAATTTTTTAAAAGACTGAAAGGAGAATAACTATGGGATTTACAACACCGTGCTTTATACGCAAAAATACTGCTAATATTAGAAATAGATTAAAAGAACTTGGCTATTATTGTAATCCATATTTAGGTTGGCATAATCTATTTGCTTGTGTATTTGGAGTTAATTCGGTTTATGCATTGGACGATTATGATAAAAATGGTCTTAAAGAAATAGATGGTCTTATTGATTGCGGAACGAATGAAGAACTATTCCTATCTATAGCTGCATTAAGGGATGATACAGACAAGTATCAATGGTTTACGGATGGGAATAAATGGATTATGTGTCCTGCAATCAAGTTCTCTACCTATTGGGTTTACAATGATATTGATGTTAATATAGATACCGTTCACAAGGCTACCGTAGACGAACTGATTGAACACTTTAAAGAATGAAAGCACATGTAATGAAACTCGAAAACAACTGTGTAATTGTTGACGAGGAATATTTTAATGAGATAAAGAAGCAGTCAGAATTTAACCAAGAAAGGATAAATGAGATTGCCGAAGAAAGGTTTTTGGAATATGTCAAAGAAAGCGGTATCGAACTTTCCTATGAAGTGAACGGAATACCTTATATGTTTCATTATGATTTGTTGAATGAAATAAATTATGAAGAAAGAGGATATCCGGAATCCGTGTCAGAAAGGGTGAAGCATACTATCGCAGACGATATAACCAAGGCTTTGAATGATAAGCTTAAGGGATTGAAAGACGAGGCTTTGAATTATGCCTTAAGTGAGTTTGACAAACAGAAACATGGTTTAGAGTTTACTGTAAAAGTATGGAAACATTTTGCATTAATCTTTATCATTACGACTATTATTCTAACAATTAGGTTATTTATACAGCTATGACAGAAGAACTTGTGACATTAGAGACTGCGAAGCTGCTGAAAGAGAAAGGGTTTCTACAAAGGAAATATCTTATAGATGTTTCTACTTTGCATCATTGTTATAAATACCTATCTGTTCCACCTCAATCGGTAGTTCAAAGGTGGCTGCGCGAAAACAAGAACCTACATGTACTCTCTACTCCTAAAGTAGTAGAGAGTTATAATAAGATAGGAGAAGTCGTTAAAACCGAAGTAGAATTTTATTATTGGGATATATATGTCGTTGGCAGCAATAAACATAAACATATCATCCAAAATTGCTTCACCAATCAATTTAATACCTACGAGGAAGCACTTGAAGCAGGAATACAAGAAGCGTTAAAACTTATATGATTATGGGAACCGTAGAATTGATAATTAAAATCTCCATCACTTTATTCAATGCCATTGCATTAGGATTTGTCCTAATCCTGGTAAGCAGATGGCATAGACGCATGGAGGACAAGCTGAATGAGATAAGGGAATACACCCGTAGGGTTTCAGACCGTGATGATGTTATTTATATGAATCAGTTTCAATGGCTGAAAAGTAAGTTGATTGAAGAGGAACGGTACGAGGAAGCCGCTAAAATCAATAAATGTATTGAGGATGAGTATAACAAATTAAAGAATAGTAAACTGTGAATTTATGAAAGAAATAGAAATTTATCCAGGTGTAAACATTGACTACGCATACGAACAGTTGAAGAAATATAAGCAAGAAACAGGAGAAGATTGTTTCTGTAAATTTAATGATAAAGAGCTGTATTCAAGTGAAACACTTGATGAAATGTATTTGAAGGTCACGAGAAAGACGAAGACTAAGTTCGATAAAGATTTGCAGGATGAACATAACGAATACCTGCGAAGGGAAGCCGAGTTCAAGGCTAAGATTCCGCAATTGATAAAAGAATATATGGCTAAAGCACGTGGCATTATTCCGGATAAACATCTTGAATATTGGGATAAGATTGTTCCTATACGATTGAACGACCTCTATAAAGGGTTTGAACTCGATTGCTGGTTGAAACTTATATCCGAACTCAATACAGACAAGCCTAAAGAAGAGCGTTTTAAGAACTGCTTACAAATGTTCATAGACCAAGGTCACAGCGGAATGAGTGCAAGCCTTGTGTTTAGTGGGCTTTGTCGATTTCATGACTTAGGTCCTCAATTAGTTGATTACATAAAGAAACATTGAGTTGTTGAAAAGGAATAACCATGAATAAAATATAGTGATTATGAAGCGTGAAATAAAATTCAGAGGTAAAGGTATTGATACGGGGAAATGGGTATATGGATTTCTCTCTTTTTTCTATACTGCCGGAAGGGACGAAAACGGGCTTATCTTTACGGACAAGGCGAGGATATATTCTCCGGAAGACGGCTGCTGTTACGACGTATGGGCTGAAACCGTCGGGCAGTTCACCGGCTTGTGCGACAAGAGCGGTAAAGAAATCTATGAAGGAGACATACTTATGTGTGAGCAACATATAGCTCTTGTATTGTGGAACAAAGAACTTGCTACATTCGCATTACAATTCGATTTTGAAAAAAAAGTCGGCATGAGACCTTTAGGCGAATGGCATGCTATGACAGTCGTTAGTAATATTTACGATAGCCCAGAATTGATAAAACAGCAATAGCCATGAGAGTAAAGAAATATTTCCATAACATCCAGTGTGATGTATGTGGGGATTTAGCCAATGAAGATATGTGGCATGAGGATATGGAAACCGTTGCCGAAGTAGCCAATGAAAGCGGATGGTATTACGACCCAGTGGATGACAAGCACTATTGCCCGGATTGCTATGAATATGGGGATGATGGAGAGATATTAGTTAAAGACGGAATGGTAAATACAATGGAGATAATATTATTAGGGAAAAGGCTTGAAGACTACCCGGAAACAGAATATTACGAACGAAGGCTTATCTATACAACATACAGTTCTGGCTTCAGAGAGCATAACATTGCGGCATTCAAGAGAAGGCTGAAAAAAGACTTTGACTACGAAGTAATAAATCATTTCGTCAAGGACGGTAACGACTTTTGGACTACAGATGAAATTATAGCCGCTGTCCGTGTTTCCTTGTCCCTCAATCTGCTTACGGATGAAGAATGGAAGAAGGCAATCCCGATTATAGAGCGTGGTCTTGAAGCCAATAAAGCCTATGTCCGTATGCTTGACGAGATGTCGGATATATTGGAGAAGTATTGCGAGGAATGGGAGGATTTGGGTATGCGCCATACCTTCATGCAACGTGTTCCTCATGAATGCTGGCAGGGACGTTTTAGCAGGCATAGCCAGAATCCGGAACAAAAGCCGAATTATTCATGAGTATCAAGCAATTAAAATAAGGTAAGTAATGAAACATCTATTCTTTTTATTTGTAGGATTTTTGGCTTTATATGAAATTATGAAAGCCTTAAACTGTAAGAAAGTATATTCCCGCACATGCGAATATAGACATCTTCCCAAGGAAAAGGTAAAGGCATATTTAAAAGAGCACCCTATGCTTCTTCTAATGAGTATTTTGGATATTTTCGGATGGATAACATTAATGGCTGGACTAATGACAAGCCAGTGGGTTTTATTCCTGGCGGTAATGGCTTTGTCTTTGTCGAGATTTCAACGCCTCGGCAGTTGGGCTGTGTGTATAGATAGTATCATCACTGTGGCTATTTATTTGTTTGCCATTATTAATACTTATCATTTACATATAGAATTATGAGTAAACTATACAAAGTAACCCTCTTCGGCAAACCGTTCATTCTCGGATGGTTCAGCCACGCGGACAAATGGTATCACAAGTTTAGCATAATAAAATAATGGATATAACAGACTTAAAAATCGGTGACTGGGTGAGAATAAAACTGCCGTCACCACAAGGAGAGAGCCTTTCCATCCCCATGCAGGTAGTAGGGCTGCTTTCCAGTTTCAACAATCCAAGCCCTGAAGATACGGTATATCTTGACTTTGAAGGGAATGAGGGAGACGTCTGGGAAGAAGAAGTACAGAATTTAGTTTATTCTAATGAAGATAAGCCATGAGGAAAGTAGACAGACTGAAAAAACTCCATGCCCCTATTGATGACAAATACAAGAAGATTGACACAACGGTAAACGGGGACGCGGAACGCCTCGCAGAGATGCACAAGGAAGTGGAAAGAAGGCTACATCCATTACGTATAGACAGAAGCACGGTGATTTACGTGCCGGCAGAAAAATGTAATGAGGGATACCGCCGAAAATGGATGAAAAAGGCTGGTATGGAAAAATATATTGTCGTTGTATAATTGTAGGTATTTATCACAAAGCAAGCAAAAGTTAAACTCTTGATTATGAGTAAATTGTCTGTGTAAATGTTTGGGTAATTCGTTGATAATGAGTATCTTTACAATACTAAAAGAAACCAATATTACTAACAATTAAAAGATATATAATTATGACACAAGAAACATTTAAACTGATAGACGCAGTTCAGAGGGAAAGTATAGAAGTCCAATGGGGCGTAGTACAAAACGTCAATACACGTGATTATTTTGGTACTAATGAAAGTATAAAACTTGATGGGCAATACTTGTATGTGTATCAAAAGAGAGATGGGTACTTCTGTTTTATAAGCAAGTTTAAGCCTACCTATACGTTGGCCATAGCAGATGACGAAGACATCAATATCTACAAGATTGATTAAGTTTAACCAGCAGGGCTAAAGCCCTGCATAACACATAAGAGCAATGAACACATATTACAAATTTGCGCCAAACGTATTTTTGGCAAAGTGCGATGAAAAGCATGAAAAAGGTGAAACAATTGATGTTACCACCAAGTATGGTAAAGAAAACGAAAGTATCGTTTTCAATCTGATTTTTGAGAAAGACGGTTTTTACTATTACTCCATTGTTCGGGCTGACGGCTTTAATGTTCAAGAGTGGGCGAAGCAAAGAGCAGAAAGACGCAGGGAGTGGGCGGCTTCGGCAGAACAAAAGAGTTATAAGTATTACGAGAAATCGAATAAAGATAGAGACTTCCTATCATTGGGAGAACCTATTAAGGTCGGACATCATAGTGAAAGAAGGCATAGAAAGGCAATAGATGACGCTTGGAACAATATGGGCAAAAGTGTTGAGTTTAGCGACAAAGCTGCCGAACATGAAAGAGTAGCCAAGTATTGGGAAAAACGCGCTGAAACTATCAATCTTTCAATGCCTGAAAGTATCGACTTCTACGAACATAAACTGGAACAAGCTAAAGAATACCATGAAGGCGTAAAGTCTGGCAAATACCCACGTGAACATGCGTACACTCTCACTTATGCCAAGAAAGAGGTGAACGAACTGCAAAAGAAATACGAACTGGCTAAAAAGTTGTGGGGAGATGAAAACGAAAACCAATAAAGCAATTTCACTACTCCAGTGCGGTGATTTTAAAGCCGCACTGGCTATTTTCTCCACTTTCCGCATGGGGTTTACCAAAGAAGAGCAAAGAACACTGCAAATTGCAAGTGAAAGTCTTGCCGGAAATGCTTCATTCTATCAGCAGCTTGGAATTGACACGAATAAGGAAATAGAGAGAAGCAAGTCTATCATAGCTTCAAAGTATCTGTAAATCAAATAGTTAAACATAGTTTATATAATGAATATTTTAGGCATAATATATTGATATTCAATATATTATAAGTATCTTTACAATATCAAAATAACAAATTAATCAATAAGAGCAATGAAGGCTATTACAAAAGAAGAAACTTTAAATAATCGGTTTTGTAAGTTTAATAAACGTACTAATCAAGTAACGATAACTAAGCCGAAAAAGGAACAAGTGTTGAAAATGCACAAACGTACGATTTGCTTGTATATTGCATCATCTGGATTAAAGTTTAGAAGTGTCGAGAAAGCAACAGAGAATGCAAATAACTGGCTTAATTACCATACAAAAAAAGAAATAATTAATTTGTTTTTCTAATAATAACAAAAGAGCAATGAGTAAGATAGAACAAATGACAACTGAACTTAATCAGATACTACACTCTGACACCTACCAGTTCGAAATTGACACCGAAGATTTTGTTTTTGGATTCAAAAGTACCATAAGAAAGCGTACCAAAAATCTAGTGAAAGCTTTGAAGTTGGAGCAAAAGGTAACAAAAGACTGTGGACGTTTCCTGTCCGATACGGTTAGAATCGTATCTGTAAGAATATACAAGAACAGTGAGTTGAGAAAAGAACTTCATGCTAAAGAAATAACAGCATCATATAATGGATAAAATATAGAGCAATGAAAACATTGAAAAAAATAACAAGCAAAGAAAGCTTTTCCATCCTTAGAGAAATAGAAAGTAAGAAATGTCCTACTGGCGTCAAGTATTCAGAGTGGAGAGCGGAAAGAGACAGATTACAGACGGAAGCCATCAGAAATTTAGTTCCCGAAGTCGGGTTAGGTTGTACCGTATGTTACTATTCTGACAAGCGAGCAGCTACTGTAACCAAAGTTGTTTCTCCCTGTAAGATTGAAGTTACATTTAACCAAACGGAATGTATTGACTACTATGCTGGTGATTATAGGATTTTACCAGAACTTGAAGGTGGTGCAAAGGTATTTACTAAAAGGAGAAATGGCTGTTGGGTGGCAGATGGACAAGCATACAAGGACGGTGTTTTACTTATGCTTCATTATCAAAGTCATTATATTGATCCACATTTTTAGGATTAAAAAAACAATGAGAACAACAGTAAAAGTGTATTTACAAGATGAACAAGGCAATAAAGACTGGTTCGTTACCCCTATCAACTTATCGGAGCAAGAAGCTTACAAATATTATTTCGGTAATACCTTCAATATGGGATGTGAAATGGATCATATGATGAAATGTTATAAGGTTGAGACAATAAAATCATCAAATTAGATAAATTTATGACTAAAAGTGGCGCTTTTTATGTCATATTTTGTATCTTTACACCATAAAAATAAAAAAAGAGCAATGAAAATTTACACAAGTTATTTCGGAAATCATAGAAAGCTAGAAGCATCTAACATCAAAATGATATGTGTTGCCTTGGGTAAACCAAAATATTACAATGCTCCTCAAATAATAGAGGTGGCGCCAAGAAGATATATGTTGGATGATAAATGGACTTATGAAGAATACACGAACATGTATCTAAACGATGTCCTTTCAAAAGTCAATCCGCAGGAATTGATTCAAACCATCCAACGATTTAGTAACGGTCAAGATGTAGCTCTTTGCTGCTATGAAAAGCCGGGCGATTTTTGCCATCGCCATATTTTGGCAAAGTGGCTGACAGAAAAGACCGAAATCGAAATCAAAGAGTTCGGGGTGGTTGAGAGAAAAGAACCTAAGTATGAACAAGCAAGTTTGTTCTAAAGATATGTGTGAGGCTTTTTATGGTTATGGATACACACGTCAATTGAAAACGGAAACCATTGGCAGCTTGGAATAGACAAGCATTTGCGGAAATAGCTCATCGGTAGAGCGTTGGCATTCCAGCCAAAGAGTGGGGTTCGATTCCTTGTTTCCGCTCGAATGCTGTTAAACTCGGCTCGTTGATTGAGGTTGTGTTAAGTAGGCGACAAGGTTCGATTCCTTGCATTTAGTTGGTACTGCGAACAATCTGACAGCTTGGAAAGACAAGCAAATTTGGTGGTATGGTGGAAATGGTAGACACTACATTGCGGTAGATAGTACTGAATAGGACGCTGAAGAAGCTAACAACAGCTCAGTCGCTAAACCTATCATTGCAGGTTCGAGTCCTGTTACCACCTCAACCCTTATAGTAGCGATAAGCAAAAGCAAGAACATAAAAGCTTGTGTAATTTACGGGGTGATGGAAATTGCCATCTGACACGACTGTAAAGAAGCCGAATAGATTGCATAAGTGTTCTTGCAAGTAGCTTGCAGAATGATTGAATTTTGTGTTAAGCCTGTCGGGAATACGCTCGGCAGGCATTTAACGCAAAATGTATATGAAGTTATATACAACCTCAATATATGGACGATAAAGGACTAATAAGAGCATGTGAAAACTCCGGCTGCGGTTGGAAGTGTTGTTCGTTCGGGTCGGACGGACATATTGTAATTCTCCCCCATGAACTTGACGGGTATGAGAAAGAAATTTCCCATTTACATATTATAGATGATAATTACTTTGGCGGTAAAAAGGTAAAATGTATCGCTAGAGACTGCAAATCATGTGATAATGGTTACAAGCCTATTATGTGTAGAACTTATCCTTTGTGGGTAAAGTCGGTAAAGAAAGGCTTTGTTTTTCGTAGTGGTAAATGTCCGTTGAAGAATGAACAACTTACAAAGCATAAGGAATTTGTATTAGATATTTTCGACAATTATAGAAAAGTATTGTCGCCTAAAGTTGATATAGATGTATTCCTTTCTAAAGCATGGATTGACCGTTACGAACCATTATTCCCAACGCATAAAGGAAGTATAGAATATAAAATGCAGGTCAAATCTTTGTCCATGTATGATATATCCGATATTGAAGAAATGGAGCAAGCTCTTATTGCCAGTCCGGATATGTGCTTTTCATCGGAACCGGAAGATATAGTAAGGTGCTTGCAATCTGATTGTAGTTTCGGATTACTGGTAAATGACAAGCTGGTCGCTTATTCGCTTGCATACTTGACTGAATATGGTACTGCCTACATAGATAAATGCTTTGTCCATGCTGATTATAGGGGAAACGGATTTCAATATGTACTTATTAATGCGAATATAGCGAGGTTAGTTGCTAATGGCGCACATGAAATATTTGCTATGACTTCTCCAAAGAATAAAGCAAGCATTAGGAGTTTTACTGATGCTGGATTTCAATTTAAGCGAGACACTAAGTACAAAGGGATTGAACGTTTAATTTTAAAGTGGGAGCTATGAAAGTTATAGTTTATACCAAGAATATAATTGAGAATATCGAAAAGGCGCAAACACTTGTTAATGCTCCTATTTCGTTAATGTTCAAAGATTTCTACGAGGATATTTATGGACATATCGCGGATAAAATAAACAATAAGATTTTTGGTCTCCATTTAAAAGACAGTATATGCTATTCTATCGGTAAGGCAGCCAGACACCAGAATGGGGCAGTTGCCGTTACTACGTATGATGCAATGGATTGTGTCGTGAATAGATGTATTAATAATATCTACATCCCTATCGATGGTTTTGATAATAGAGAAGGTGTAAGCCTATATGAAGCAAAACAGATAGCCAGAATGGTTCGTGCATGTGATGACAATTCTCATGCCTATGGAATGATTACTTCTGGTTGCCTGAATGAAAATAGACCGTCACTACGACGATTGTATGATATATGGAATACACTGAAAACAAGTACTGAATCAATTAGTTTGGGTGGTAGCTTTTGGCTGGGACAAAACGAAAGACTTCCGGATTTCATTAGCGATGTACGTATAGGAGAGTATATGTTGTTTGGCACAATTCCGTATAATGAAGATGAATGCAAATTAGGGAGGAATGGCATTGAATTAAGTACTAAAGTTATAGGTGTTTTTCCGGACCGCAACCAAATACTTCTTGATTGCGGCTATTCTATGGCTGATATGCAGGATTGCTCATGTGCAAATAGAGAATTGGTCTATTCGGATTGCTCCAGCGAATATACTATGATGAAGTGTTGTGGCAGAGCTTCAGATTATTGCATTGGTGATGTTGTTACGTTTGTTCCCAATTATAAATCATTAGTCAAGTTGAGATATGCAGAACATGAATATAGATAAACCTTGGATTGACTATATTGCCAATCGTACATTTGGCATGGAATTGGAGTTTGCCGATGGTGAAAAACAGCGTATTCCACTTCCATCCGGTTACAAGTGGACGGACAACAAGTTGACCATGATGAATAATTCGGATGGTTCGGCTGTTACACATCACGGTCAGTTTGGCGGTGAGATAAACACTCGACCATATCATTATTGTATGGAAGATTTGCAGGAATTGAAGGACTTCATTCAGACCATGAAAGATGCAGGGAGCTATCTTATGTGGAATGAAGGCTTTGATGCACATCTGTACATTAGGGATATGGATTTGGATGTTATTAAGCGTATGTTTGTCCTCTCTTATTATACTGCATATCCTATCAAGCGGATATTTGACATCGCGGAATGGTGGGAAACAAAATACCTTGTGCCTAGCCCACCTTGGGATGTGGTAAAGCGTGTACTGGAAGCCGATAATATCGATAACTTGCTGAAGGTCTTTAACAATGGTTCAGACAGAGGGCATGTCCGGTATTGGCTTAATTTATGTTCCATTGAGAAGATTGGAACGGCAGAGTTTCGCATCTTCAATAGCTCTTGGAACTTCGACAAGGTGCTGGAAACAATCAAGTTCATGTATTCATTTGTAGAGTATGCCTACTTACATGAAGATATGGAAGAGTATAAGCAACTTACTACAGTTGATAGGTGTCTTGAGGTGTTTCATATTGACTATTCTAAAGTTCCCCAAAGGCATAAACCGCTACTTTGGGCGGCAGAGCACTCGGATAATGTCACTATAGTAGGTTCCATGTTCAAGAAGTCAAACCGAATGCTTTCCTTCATCAAGAAAGAAGCGGCCAAGTTTGATGTTGCTCATGTGGTAAACTCATATTATATGGATATAGAGCAAGTCCTTACCAATAGGGAAATTAAAGTTTACACCAAAGAGTATTTTATCTACATGATGTACAAGGCAATCAGGGGTGAGATAAAAGAACTGCACTTTAATGATGAATATGATTTTCTGAACATCAAATCTGAAAGCCCGGCTGAAATCATAGCTACCATCCATCTTTTCAACGCGATTAAGAAGCACAAAAACTCTCAGGATATTTACCATAAGTCTCTTTATGACGATTTCATGTCTAAGTTGGAGTATTATCATAAGAAGTATGCGGAACGTTATCAAAAACTTGTGGATAGCCTTAAAAGCAAGTCTATTGAAGTATCCTATTGTGCTGATATATCAGATGCTATTCTTAATTGCAAAGAGAATGATATACTAATCTATCAGAATGAATTTCATTCCGGCATGAAAGCCACAAGCAACGCATTACAGCGTTTCTTGCTGGATGATTTCGGATGGCAAGAACGAACTAAAACGAAATATGCAGAAATAGATGAAGAACAAGTTAATTACATGGCTCTCTCACAGCATGGATTTATGGGTAGAAGAGAGGTATTCAAAGACCAACGCACATATATTTGGTCTAATGTGGTAGAAAGTGGAGACAGCAGTTTTAGTAAACGGGCTATCATCCCTCTAAAATATAAACGGTTGCCGGATGATTATATGCTTACAGATAAAAGCAAGCTCCGGTTTGTACGTGCTTCTATGGCAGAGATTGATTATCTGCGTATGATTTACTTGAAAAAGGGTATTATTCTAGGTTCTGCACCGTTCTGTTATTTATGGTTTTTGGATGATTATGTGTTCGGAGCTTGTATGTTTGATTTCTTGAAGGTAAGTAAATACGGCATGGATGCAGTTTGGATGAAGTCGGATTTTGTGATAGACCATCCATTACCAAAATTGAGTAGATTGCTAATAATGGGTGTACTTTCGTCAGAGTTCAAATATGAATTGGATATAAGATATAAACATGAATGTGGAGTGATTGCCACTTCTGTATTTACCGATAAACCGGTAAGTATGAAGTATCGGGGAGTGTTCAAACTGCATGAACGCTGTGTTGGTAAACTCCATTACATACAGGATGCAGGTATTCGTGGAAAATTGGACGATATTTTAAAAGCTTTTGTGAAAAAATACGGTGATGAGCCGAGAAAGGGATAATATATGGATGAAATTTGGAAAAATATTAAGGGGTACGAAGGTTTATATCAAGCATCATCCTTAGGTAGAATACGCTCCTTAGATAGGGTTGTCTCATACAGAGGTGGAAAACGATTTTATAGTGGTAAAATATTGTTGCCTCGTGATAATAATAAAGGATACCTATACCTGTGTTTATGTAAGAATAATGTAGTTAAGCGTTTTTATGTACATAAAATAATAGCTGAAACTTTTTTAGATAATCCTTTAAATCTTAAAGAAGTTAATCATAAGGATGAATGTAAAAATAATAATGCAGTCGATAATTTGGAATTTTGTACACATAAGTATAATTGCCAATATGGCAATAGAAATATGAAGACAAAAGAAATTTGTTCCATTCCAGTTTTACAATATGATTTAGATGGTAATTTCTTAAAAGAGTACAACTCTGGTGCAGAGGCCGAAAGAATAACAGGAGTACTAAATACTTCTATAAATCAATGTATAAATGGGAAGCAGTATCATGCAGGTGGTTTCTATTGGTGTCGCAAAATATCAGAAGTGGTTCCCGATAAGATAAAGATAAAGTTAAAAGTACGTAGAGTTCTTCAGTATAATTCCAATGGTGATTTATTGAATGAATATGATTCTATTATGGACGCATCAAGAAAAACAGGAATATGCAGTGCCAATATTGGTATGTGCTGTAGGAAAAGACCAAGATACCATACAGCAGGAGGATTTATTTGGAGATTTAAATAATAAAAATATGAAGCAGTTTCAAATAAAAGAAGTTCCGCTTTCTTCTATCAAGTTGATAAAAAAGAATGCAAGATTCATGGAGCAATCCATGTTTAACCAACTCGTGAATAATATCCGTAGAGATGGCCAGTTAAGCAGTGTTCCATTTTGTGTTGAACATGATAACGGGACTTATACTGTTGTTTCTGGAAACCATAGAATACAAGCGGCAAATATGGCAGGCTTGACATCATGCCATATTATGTATATTAATGAAAAAGATATTACCAATGACGAAATACGGGCTATTCAGTTAAGCGCAAATTCGATAAACGGTCAAGATGACCAAGAGATAATAAAACAGCTATTGGACGAGATAACGGATGTCGCTCTAAAAGAATATGCGCATATCAGCAATGAAGTTCTGGAAAGCGTGAAGGACATCAACTATACGGTTGAAATGCCGAATAATGAAATCGTTCCGGTAACTCTCATGTTTGTTGATACGCAGAAAACTACATTTGATAAGTTGATGGAAACGTTGGATTGCTATTCGGAAAAAGAACTTGGTAATCTAACTTTGGTGGATATGGATACAATGCACCGATTGAATGAGGTGTCGGCTAAAGTTCAGACAAAGTATAAAATCAAGGCTCAGGCTTTGAGTATCTGTAAGATGTTGGAAATTGTAAACAATGTATTGGAGGGCAATAAAGATGGCACAGAAGTATAGGCTTAATACCAGACAGAAAAAACAGTTGTTTCTTAAAGCGTTGGACACAAGAATGCTTAATGTAACATCTGCATGTGAAGCTGCGAATATATCCAGAACTCTTGCTTATAAGTGGAAAGCAAACGACCCGGATTTTGCAGAGAAATGGAAGGAGGTTGAGGAAAGTTTTTACGATAAATTGGAAACTACGATGTTCGCCAAAGCCTTGACGGAGCAAGATAATACTATGCTTATTTGGCTGAGCAAGACCAAAATGAAACATAGAGGTTATATTGAAAAGGTGGAGCAGGATGTGAATGTGAATCCGTTTGAGAAATTGATGCAGGAATTGCCGGACGACGAAGAATGACAATATCAGATGGAAAAGCTTTGCGGAAAATCAAATCATGGACTGAGGACTGGAATAGGTTCGTCCGTGATGCCCTTAAGGCACGTTTGGATAGAGAACAGCAGGATATAATTTCTTCTGTTCAATATAACCCGATGACAGCCGTTGCATCAGGTACAGCCCGTGGCAAGGACTTTGTAGCCGCTTGTGCATCTTTGTGCTTCATGTATCTTACCCCTCGTTGGAAAGATGGAAAGTTGACAAAAAATACAAAAATAGCCATGACGGCACCGACGGCCCGTCAAGTGCAGAATATCATGATTCCGGAAATATCGCGCTTATACAGAAATGCGGGCTTTCTTCCGGGCAGATTGTTGTCTTCCGGTATAAAGACTGATTATGAAGAATGGTTCCTAACAGGGTTTAAAGCTGGTGACGACAATACAGAAGCATGGTCTGGTTTCCATGCAGTGAACACAATGTTTGTTGTTACTGAAGCTTCCGGTATATCAGAAGCGACATATAATGCCATTGAAGGAAACTTACAAGGTAATTCTCGCTTTCTTATTGTGTTTAATCCGAATGTTACTACTGGTTATGCTGCACGTGCGATGAAGTCGGAACGTTTTGCAAAGTTTCGTCTTGATTCTCTAAATGCAGAAAATGTTGTATCAAGAAAAGATATTATTCCTGGACAGGTGAATTATGAATGGGTAAAGGACAAGGTTTTAAACTGGTGTTCTCCGTTACAAAAAGCAGATTTCAATGAAGGCGAGGGAGATTTTATGTGGGAAGGAAAACTGTACCGTCCTAATGACCTTTTCCGTGTAAAGGTCAGAGGCATGTTCCCTAAAGTTTCCGAGGATGTACTTATACCTTACGAATGGATAGAGATTGCAAATAGGAATTGGCAAGAATTGCAGACAAGTGGTTTTACTCCAGCCAAATCTTGTAAATTAGGAGTTGACGTTGCCGGTATGGGACGTGATAATAGCGTGCTTTGTCCCCGATATGGCAACTATGTACCACAGTTTGAGGTGCATCAATCTGCCGGACGTGCAGACCATATGCATGTGGTTGGTATGACAATACCTTATTTGAAGAAGAAAGGAGCAAAAGCGTTTATTGATACGATAGGGGAGGGTGCAGGTGTCTATTCCCGTTTGTTGGAAGAAGAATTTACAAATTCTTTTTCATGCAAATACTCGGAAGGGGCAGATGGATTGCATGATATTACCGGGGAATACGAATTTGCCAACATGCGTGCATATCTGTATTGGGCTTTACGTGATTGGCTCAATCCTAAAAATGGTTTTGGTGCAGCTTTGCCACCGTGCGACCAGTTGATGGAAGAAGCTACTGAAACCAAGTGGAAATTCCTTAGTAATGGGAAGATTATTATTGAACCTAAGGAAGATGTCAAAAAACGTATTAAACGTTCTCCTGACTGGATGGATGCATTAGCGAATACGTTTTATCCTAGAGATTACAGCTTTATTAGTGAAGAAGAGTTGCTTAAAGACTTTTTGTAGTTGTGTTTCTTTTAGTACCTTTGTAACCGAAAACACTTCTAATTTGTGTTTTCATTGCTCTTATGTGCACTGGCTTGTGAAAGTCGGTGCATTTCTATTGTACGGTGAGCTGTTTTCTTATTGTGCTCCAACCTTAGAGGCGTGCAGAGAAAAACGGGATAAATGGCTGCAAAGTCATTGATACAAGTTACGGTAAGTTATTTAGAAGAGAGGGTATCGCATACCCTCTCTTTATGTCCGGTATTTACAAGGCCATTTCGTGTTCAAGTTCTTTAGATATAGCTTTATTGATAAATTCATTAATTGTTGTTCCAGTGCTGGAAGCGAAAGCAGCTATACGGGAGTGCAAGTCTGGTGACATACGTAGATTTAACTTCCCACTATAAGGCTTTTCAGGCTGTATATCCCTTTCTTTACAGTTTTCAAGATAAAAGTCTATAGATTCCTCGAAGTCTTTACGGACCTCATCAACGGACCTCCCTTCATAAAGTATTGACGCTTTTCTTAGCCCTTGCACTTTTCCAAACAGACAATTGTCTTCCGGGCTGTATTCTACAGAACCGGAATATCCTTTGTATTTTAAGAGTCCCATAATTACTTTGTTTTGGATTGTTTATATTTCTCAATCAAATTGTTTTTCTTTATATGCTCGATTATTCCTTTTATCACGTATGATTTCAAGATGCTTCCGGGATGTGGCTTATGTAAAATGAAAGGGGCTTCCTCGTCCGGTCCTATAAATTCAACACGGGAACCTGATGTGGCACCTTTGTTACTTTCCTTATATCCAAAAATCCCGAATAAGCGTTTTGCTTCATCATAGGTAAAATCCTTTGGGCATAACAAAATGCGCTCTATTAGTTTTTCCTTTGTACCCATAATTATTCGTTTATACAAAGGTACTAAAAATAGTACCAAGCGCAAACGGATAATATAAAATATTGGATTTAAAGTGAGTTTTTTTGTTTAAAGTGGCATTTTTATTGCCACTTTTGCTATATTTGCACCATAGCATTTGATGCTAACGTGCTCCTTCACGTTACCGGGTAGTACGTATTGTGCTATCCGGTTTCTTTATAGAGAATATTATTATGTTCAACTAATCACCGTATGAAGATATACGGAACATGCCTATGGACGAAACGACCGCTATTTTAGACAGTTCACGACCTATTGATGACATCATCAATGACTTGAAAGAAAAATCAGTCTGTGTCCCCTTATGGGATGAGCTTATTAAAGACTATGAACCTACGTTACATGCAATAGTTTCTGATACAATTACCAGAAAGGACAAAACAAAATCTGATGGTACAACAGAAAAAGCCTCGCGTATCTATATAGGCCTTGAAAAACTCCTTACAAAGCGAATGACAGAGTTCATGTTTTCCATTCCGGTAAAACGTGTCTATCATAATATAGAGGACAATGAAACTCGCCAACAGATAGCGAAAGCAATTGAGAACATATACAAGTATGCTCGTATAGACAGTGAAAACATTAAACGCGGCAACGCCTATTTTGCATCATGCGAGGTGTTTACCATTTGGTATACGGTTGAAAATCCCAACTCTTTATATGGTTTTCAAAGTCGGTTCAAATTAAAATGCAAGACTTACTCTCCGATGGAGGGTGTGAGGTTGTATCCGTTACTTGACGAACTTGGGGATATGATTGCCATGTCATTCGAATACTCAAAGAAAGTCAAAGATAAAGAAATTTTATTTTTTGAGACCTATACTTCCAAATTCCATTACAAGTGGAAACAGAATGGTGAAGGATGGGAACAAATCAAATCGGAACCAATAACTATATTGAAGATTCCCGGTGTCTATATTTATCGTCCGGCTCCCATTTATCATGGTTTGTCTTATTTGCGTAATGAGATAGAATATACCCTTTCACGCAATAGTGATGTAATAGCATATAATTCAGCTCCAATTCTTAAAATAGCCGGTGGTATAAAAGGAGGAGAGGATAAAGGAGAAAGCCGTAGGGTTTACCGTGTAGAACAAAATGGTGATGTGTCTTATGTTTCATGGTCTCAGGCTATCGAAGCTTTGAAATACCATGTAAGCACTCTGACCAATATGTTCTGGTCTCAATCGCAAATGCCGGATATATCATTCGAGAACATGAAATCACTTGGCAATATAGGATTTGATGCCCGTCAAACGTTACTTACTGATGCTCATCTGAAAGTAGGTGATGAAAGTGGTGCCTGGATAGAAGCTTTTGAACGTGAATGTAGCGTAATCAAGGCTTTCTTGAAAAGCATGAATACATCATGGGAAAAGGAGATTGACAATGTAGAAGTTGAACATGTAATTACTCCATTTATTCAAATGGACGAAGATGCAATGACTGATAGGCTTATAAAACAGAATGGTGGCAAAGCAATCAAGAGTCAGTTGCAAACTATTAGAGAGGCTGGCTCTAATAATCCGGAGGCAACTTTGGAGCAGATACAGAAAGAAGATGCGATGGATTTACAAGCAAAGCAATCAAGAATGAACGGTTTATTTGAAAGTGCGTAATAAATATGAAAAAACATTCAAGGGTAATTATGGTAGAATATGTTGTACAAGATTGTCCTATCTGTGGTAAAATCGTGGTGAAACATTGTTTGTATCCGAAAGTTGATAAGAATTAGGAACAAACTCGCAGATGTCAAAGAAGATAATCTTTCAATCAAAATATCATTGTCGGGATTGCGTGCATAGCTATGACTGGTACGAAAAAAACTTAAAAGGTGAGTTTTTCATGTGCCGTTTCCCTTTCTTTGAGTGGAGCAAGTTTTTGAATAGGGATATATGTGATAAGTTTAAGAAAAAATGATGAATTATTAAAAATGTGCTATTTATTTTAGTATAACCCTCGTGATTTTTCTGATAAATTACAGAAAGATATTAAAAATAGGACGGTATGGCAAGGCCTAAAATTCCAAACCAAAAGAAAAAATATCAAGAACTCAACACAAGGCTGAATAAGTATGTGGCTTTGGTGGAGCAGATATATGATACCTTGAATTTGAAAGCAGCTAAGGTTGTGTCACGCACTGATTATTCGGTCGATAGTGGAAAGCCGTTTAAATGGTCTGATTATCCACAGACTAAAAAACAGATAGATGATATACAGGTTCAATTTGTTAATGATATTCATACGATTATTTATCGAGGTACATCTGAAGAATGGAAGAATAGCAATGAAGTGCAAGACTTGATGGCAAATAAAGTTTTGAAAGCCTATAATGCCCAAGTAGATAAAGAAAAGTATAAGGTTTTATATCAGACTAATCATGATGCTTTGAAAGCGTTTCAAAACCGGAAGGATAAAGGCTTCAATGTCTCTGCAAAACTTTGGCAGCAGTCCACCATCTATAAGCAAGAGCTTGAAGCTGCTATTTCATGTGCTATTCAAAAAGGCACTAGCTCTATAACTTTGAGTAAGCGGATAAGCAAGTATCTTCTTGATTTCTCGTTATTGCAAAAGGATTACAAGGATAAGTACGGAAGTGCGGAACATTTAATGGATTGCGAATACCGTTCTATACGTTTAGCCCGTTCTGAGATAAATATGGCCTATAGGACGGCTGAAAATGAACGATGGAAACAGATGGATTTTGTGGTAGGATACGAGATAAAATTGAGCGGAAACCATCGTCATCGTATGCCACATGGGGATATTTGTGATACTCTTGCCGGGAAATACCCTAAAGACTTTACCTGGACTGGCTGGCATCCGAATGATTTATGTTACAAGGTGCCTATCCTCAAAACGGAAGAAGAGTTTTGGGAATGGGATGGTAGAAGTGAACCTGCAACTGAAAGTGTGAATAAAGTCAAGGATGTACCGAAATCATTCAAGCAGTGGATTGCCATAAATTCGAAACGCATAGCAGGTGCAAGGAAGCGAGGTACTTTGCCGTATTTTTTAAAGGACAACCCGTCATATCTTAAATAACAATCACTTGTGCATAATTACAAGCAATTTCGTGGTGCAGTTTACAAGGTGCTCTTGTAGCGTGCGTTTTATTATAATAGTTTAACATATAAAAGTGACTCTAAAAGCGTCACTTTTCTTATATTTGCATAAAGCATGTGAAGTTACATGCAACCGTACTTGTCGTAAATACTGATTCATTGCTCTTAATGTATTAAGGTAAGAAGGTTGACGGTCTGCTTGCATGTAAATGTTTGCAGGCCGTTTTTATTAATTAAAACATTTCACAATGAACAGAAGACAACAAGTGTTCGTAAAGTTGAAACTTAAAGCGAAGGCGTTAGGGTTCAACTCTAAGGAATTGAAGGGTATCGCCGCTAAGATTGCCGATAACCTTATTTCCGCTGATGATGCCTCAGAAGAGGATGTAAACGCTGAGATTGACGAAAAAATTGAAGCGGTTCTTCCTTACCTTACTTTCGGCCAGTCACAAGCCAACCGTTTGCTTGATGAATGGAAGAAAAACCACCCTGAAACAGATGACGATGATGATGACGATGATGATACATCGGGCATGCAAGCACGCCAGACTGGTTCAAAAAAAAATCCCCAAAACAAAGGAAAGAGCGATGATACTCCGGAATGGGCTAAAGGTCTAGTGCAAACGGTTCAATTGCTGAATAATGAAATCGTAGCGTTGAAAGGTGAAAAAGTTACTACTACACGTAGGGAGAAGCTTGAATCCCTTTTGAAAGATGCTGGTACATTCGGGACCCGTACATTGAAATCCTTCAATAAGATGAAGTTTGAAAATGACGATGAGTTCGATGAGTTCTATTCCGAAGTAGAGGAAGATTTGAAGGCTTATAATCAAGAACGTGCCGATGCGGGTCTGTCCAATTTGGGAAATCCTCCAGGCTCGGGAGGTGGTAAGCCTAAAGATGAAGAAGTATTAACCGATGAGGAAATTGACGCTATTGTTAGCAACCTTTAGTCTCATCTAAAAACTGAAAAAAATGGCAGGAACAGTAAACTTGGCAAATGAAATGGAAACATTCGATGGTGGACTCGATTCTATTGTTATTCGCCGTAAAGGAGGAAGAATTATAGGTGGTCGTTCATTGAACGTGGAAGGCTATGCTGAAAAGTATGTAAAAGCCGGGCATATCATCATTCGTAACAAAAATGATGAAAATGAATACAAACCCATGCCGGTATCGGGAGGTTCGTATTCATCTCTTCCGTCCAACCATGAATATGTTGGCGTTTGGGTACGCACTACTCTTGCAAGCGATGCGAGAGGCGCCATTCAGTATGACGGGGAAATCAATGATAAGGCCTTGCCTTATCCGATTGACAGTATCAAAAGCGACTTGAAGGAAGCGTTGCCTTCATTGTATTTTATGCACGATTAAATTAGAGGAGGAAAATTAAATGATTGCATCACAATTTGCAGACTTATCAAGAAGAATCTTCCCGAAGTTGCAGAACATCGTGGAAAAAGAGGGAGGTGAGCGCAATGGTGCTAGAAAACGCACCTACCTTCACAAGACTATGCTGCGTAAAGTATATTCCGCAGACCAAAAATGGACCAGTGCGTCTGTTGACACTACGTATGTAAAAGCGGACACTATTTCAATGAACTCTCCGCTTCCAATCAAGAAGCGTGATTCGTTGGCGCATGCAAGCGGTGTCCTTCCAAAGCAGGGTATTTCTCGCGTTATGGAAGAGTCGGACATCAATACTATAAACATTATGAGGGCTCAAGGGAATCAGTGGCCGCAGATTGCAGCAAAGTTGACCAATGATCCTTTGTTCTGTTCGATAGGTCTGGATGAGTCCAACGAAGCGAACTTCCTTACAGCATTATGCGAGGGGATTGTTGCAGTTGAAGACTTAACGAATGTCGGAACAGCATTGCGTGTTGATTTCGGTTATTTGCCAAAGAACGGTTACGGAGTCAATGTTCCCGGTGAAATAACATTGGATGACATCGAAAATGTGCTTTCCGCAGCCGATGCGGACGGTAATTCAATCACCACTATCTGTATCGCTTCGTCTACCTATAAGAGGCTTCGCCAGACACAAGGTGCCAAAGAATTGGTGGCCACTTATAGAGGGCAGACATTTGACAGCAACACTTCTTTGCCGACCCCTACCGCCTCTTTATTTGACGAAGCGTTTGCAGATGCCTACAATGGCGTGAAATTTTTGAAGATAGACCGTTCTATTATCAGCGAAAAGGACGGAGTTCGCAAGGCTTACAAGCCATGGAATGCCAACCGTCTGGTCTATCTGACCACTGAGAATGTCGGAAGTCTGGTATGGGGCACATTGGCAGAAAAAACAAGCCCGGTAGAAGGTGTGGTTTACACCACGGTTGATAATATGAAACTTATCAGCCGTTACAGAACGACTAATCCGCTAACCGAAACCACAGCCGGACAAATGCTCGCGCTTACGGTTATTGAAGGTGTGGACCAAATCTATTATCAAGACATAACAGATGCGCAAGCCGTAAATACGACGGAAGAGGCTAAAGACTCCACTGATGTAAAGATTACAATCTGGGGGAATACTTACAAGAAACCGGAGTTTGTTGCCGAATACAACAAGATTGCAAGTGCAAACCTTGCATCTACTGTAAGTGACAACAAGTTGATAAATGCGGTGAATAGGCTGAGCGATTCTGATGAAGCTAAGCTGAAAGCAGCGGTTGAATCCCATAAAGCAACAGAGTAAGCCATGAAGACAGTACAGCAAGCCCTCAAAGATGAAATACACTACCCGATTTCAGAAGGTTTTGTAGAGAATGTTATGATTAAACGTAATCTCAAAGCAGATGATGAGTTTGATTACGACATGGCTCATTCTGATGACTATCAGGGGGCTGTTGCTGACTGTCTTTGGTCTTTAGTTCAGGCTATCAATTTTTCTGAAGCAGACAAGTCTTTCGGAGCTTTGTCTGATAAAGACAAGGAACGTATTCTGTTACGTGTTAACTCTATCTACAATGCTATCGGTGAGCCTTCGGTAGAACTGGAGCCTAAGCCGATGGTATATGTAGGTGATTGTTTGTTGTAGAATGGCAGTATTGAACAGAAATCCGCACAAGTTGCAATATCTTGTATCCGCTTTTGGATATGAGGATGAAAATGGAGATTACCATTCTGGAGAAGAGCATTGGGAAGGTGATATTCCTTGTGATGCTGTCCCTTCCGGTAAAGCGGATGAAAAGGAATTTGAAGACGGTGTGACACGAAAATATTCCTATGAGGTGCACAACCTTCCTCCGGACTGCCGTAATTTTACAATAGGTGACAGGGTGAAATTGATTCTTTTGGGAGGAATTGAGAGGGAGTTTAATGTGAAAGGTTTTCATCGTTACCAACTTCAGTGCAAGATTTGGGTTTAGGATATGGGAATAAGAATGACTACCAAACTGGATGAGATTCATAAAGTACTGATGAAAGAAGCGGAACGGGTTGAAAGGCTGACAATACGCGCTTTGTCGTATCTTGGTGAACAATGTGTTGTCAAGGTACGTGATAGGGGAGGTGATAAAAGTTGGTATGACCAGTCTGGTAATCTGCGTAGTTCAGTTGGTTATGTAATAGCCCATAATGGTAGCATTGTACAATACTCGGACTTTAATCAGGTTAAAAACGGTTCAGAAGGCGTAAAAAACGGCAAGGACTTGGCAAAGGAGCTTGTTAGGAGATACTCCAATGACTATGTCCTTGTTGTGGTGGCTGGGATGAACTATGCTGAATATGTGGAAGCGATGGCTAACAAGGACGTGCTTGCGTCAACGGAATTATGGGCAATAGACCAAGTTCCCAAGGTGCTTGAAAAATTAAAAAGACAGATTGCCAAATGATGAAATCAGACATTGAAGTATCGAAGTTCGTATATCACAAGATTAAAGGCTCAATCCTTGAAAGGAGCGTAACCGGTAAATTGAGTGATAGGGGAAGGCCGGATAAATCGGACAAGGAGGATATTGTCATATCGGTACTTGCTAATGAGGGATGCGGTCAAATCCAACGGGCTTATGTGAATGTCAATGTGTATGTAGGTGACCAATGGAATTCGAGAACGAAAGCATGGGAAAAACATACGCTCCGTATAGGAGAATTGTGTGATTTGTGCAAGTTTCTCTTTTATATACGTAAAGAAGAGTTCCATACTATTCCCAAAGAATGTAGCCAGAAGGTTATGCCTGTAGGCGTTTCGTTTGAGAATGGTCGTGCAGAGCATTTCATCAACAACAAGCTGTACATTGAGATATGTAATGAATAATTGTTAACTATATTAAGCGATATAGAACTATGGCAGTAATCGGGTGGGGTAAACCCCGTATATTCGTAAAAGATTTGGATGCATCTTCTCCAAAGTGGGAAGTACTTCCAACACCGGTAGAGGATTCTACACAGTTGACGACAACAAAAGGAGATAAGCAGGAAGCAAAGATTGAAGGTGGGGAAAATGAGGATGTTAAGTACGGCAAGAATACGTATGCTCTTGCTCTTAATATCCGTGCTGCAAAAGGGCGTAAAAGACCTATCAGTGACAGTGACGGAGTGGTTGCCCACAATTATGCAGTTGCTTTACAACCGGAAGACCCGGATGTTCAAGGCTTTTGCATGGAAAAGACCACTGTTTCTGTCGAAGATACGTTTACTACAGCGGACGGTGGTATTTGGGCGTATATGTTTGATGCCTTAAAACCGGGAGCTGATAAAAAGCAGATTCAATGGGGTAAGATTATTGTAACGGAATCGGCTGGCTCAATTTCTAAGATTGAATGTGACCCGGAAGATGAATCAGGAGAAGGAGACAAATTTGAAGTCGCCCCTAATACCAGCGTGGGAGGTTGAGTTTTCAATAGGTAATGCCGAACGTGGGGGCTTTATACCCACGTGTATTGCGGAAATGGTGTAATGGATGCACGTATGTCAACCAGACATTAGGTTACAGTTCAATTCTGTATTTCCGCTCTGTTTTTTATATAGTTGATTCTCGTACTTTTTCAGGGCCAGTTGTCTGTGAGGATAGCTGGCGTTAATTTTAAAAAACAGTAACCGTTATGGCAGAAGATAAAAAACTCATAGACATGAATATCGCGGACACGATAATTGAGCGTCCGCATGGTTTTAAGGTTACTCAACGTCAATTCTATCTATATCCGGTTACTCTTGGGAAAACGTACCTAATATCAAGACTTGTTGAATGTCTTGATATAAATCTTGATATTATAAAGGCTAATCCATATATGGAGGCGTTAAGATTGTGCCAAGATAAGAAAGAGGTTGTATGCCGTATCTTGTCCTACCATACTATCAACAAGAAAGAGGAGTTGTTTGATTGCGACTTGGTTCAAGAGAGGTGTGATTTTTTCCTTAAAGAACTTGATGTCGATAGCTTGTCGCAACTGCTGGTTATGGCATTGTCAGAGGGAGATGTATCAGTGTATACAAAGCACCTTGGAATAGATAAGGAAAAAGAATGGCAAGCAAAAGCTATGAGAGCCAAGAATAATAATAATTCTCTTGTATTTGGAGGTAAAAGCATATATGGCACATTGATAGATACTGCTTGTGAGAGGTATGGATGGACTTTGGAATATGTTGTATGGGGAATAAGCTATGCCAATTTACAATTGCTTCTTGCCGATTCTGTAACATCCATCTATTTGTCTGACGAGGAACGCAAGCGTATCAATATACCTAAAGACCGGAGAGTCATCAATGCCGATGACCCTGAAAATATGGCAAAAATCAAAGCTATGAATTGGGACTAAATGCGACAAATAGAACAATATAAAAGATGAAAGATAAAAAAATCACGAGAGTTATACAAAACCTCTCGTGATTTATCGGTGAAGTAGAACATTTATTCCGTTAATTCAAACGCCTTAATTCCTGATTTAGATTCTATGAGATTGTCCCCGGATAGTATTAATTTAGAATTTATTTCCACAAAGTCATCCAATGGCTCAAAAGATATTGTATCATTCTGAACTTTATATGACGCCATTATTGTATCATTGTTGTATTCTCCTTTCGTGATAATAGAACATGTCGAATCCATGAAGCATATATGAGTATTTGAATCTCTGCCTATGCCTTCCCATCCCGTACCCTTAATATCTATCTGTTGGGAACATCCACATAAGATAAGGACTAAAGCGGTTATAAAAATAGATTTCTTTGTTTTCATTCTCTCATTGCTATTCTAAGTGATTCTTCAAGTTTATCTGTATATTTAAATATATCATCTACAGAATCTATCTCTATCATTTCTTTAGATTGGTAGTTATTAATTGGGAAACATATTGATTTCTTCCTTGCCCCGAAATAAAAACGGCATATCCACCAATAACCATTGTCTAAACTAACAACGAAATATGTTTTGTTATCCTTATAAGTTATGCGCGCAACATCTATGCTTTTTCTTAAGATGCTCCTTATGATATTGTAAGCGTCCAATTCTTCTTGTGTCGTTACAACTCCAGATTCTTTGTCCATGTACACAATCCCATCCGGAAGTTTTTTGTTTGTATCTTCTGTTGGGAGATTTACGGGTGTGCTATCTTGTGCTGGAAGCGTATCGCTGGTATGTTCACTATTCTTTATTGCTGTATTGAGCCTATCTGAAATAATATCATTGATAACAGATGAAATGGATTTCCTTACGAGTGGGGTAAACATGTCTATCACTTTCGATGTGATTTGCCCGGAAGTGTACGTCTGACGTGCGAAGAAGCGTACAAATTCTGCTGTCGGTGACGCAAACTCGTTGTTCAATATTGATTTTATCTCTGTAGTGTATTTCAACTCGTTTGCCGTACTTAAAACATCCTCTTCGTTGTAATATGACTTATGGAATTTCTTTAGTTGCTCTATATCCGCATCTGATAAGTCAAGCATATTCACGACAAGAAACGGTTTCTCATCCATAATGTTGATTTTCTCCAAATCTGTATAAAAGCGGTATTCTATCCCATTGGTAAGCACTCCGAATCGTGCTTTTGATGCGACGAAATACTTCTGTAGTTGCGTGTCATGCAAGTTTAAGTCCTGCTTGCAATGTTTGCATTCTATGAGTAGTATCGGGCTTTCGTCCTTCATTATGGCATAGTCAATCTTTTCTCCCTTTTTCTTTATAAGGTCGCAGTCGAGTTCTGGTATGACTTCAAAAGGGTTAAAGACATCGTATCCTAAGGCCGCAATCATTGGCATAATAAATGCCGTTTTCGTGGCCTCTTCTGTAGCTATACTGTCCTTTTGCTTGCTGATACGCTCTGAAAGTTGAACTATTTGGTCCTTGAAATCCATAATTTTATATTATTATATAATGGCAAATATATTTTATATGTTACTATAAACAAAATTAAAGATAAGAAAATAAACGGTTAAAGATGTTTTTAAGTAAATAGTGGCATTGTCTATGTCATTTTATTGTTATATTTGCAATGCCGTGTGATGTTGCGCGGTACATTCCTTATCGAAAAGACCTATGGCTGGAATTCATTTTGATATAACCGGTGACAATTCTAATTTCTTACGTAGACTTCGCGAAGTGGAAAACGGAGTCAAGAACACATCAAAACAGATAGAGCAGAGCGGTTTAGGTATTGAAGAACTATTTAATCGCATGACAAAAGCTGCTGCTGCGTTTGGAGCTGGCTTCACGGCAAAGGAACTGATATCAAATATCGTTCAAGTTAGAGGTGAGTTCCAGCAATTGGAAGTTGCTTTTAAAACTATGCTCGGCAGTGAAGACAAAGCGAACTCTCTCATGCAACAGTTGGTGAAGACGGCGGCTACCACTCCTTTTGACCTTCAAGGTGTAGCCAATGGAGCAAAGCAGTTACTTGCATACGGTGAGGATGTGGAGAAAGTAAACGATGATTTGATACGTCTTGGCAACATCGCGGCAGGTCTTTCTATGCCTCTTGGAGATATTGTGTATCTGTATGGCACAACTATGACGCAAGGTCGTTTATATACACAAGACCTAAATCAGTTTACTGGGCGTGGTATTCCTATGATACGCGAGCTGGCAAAACAGTTTGGCGTAGCGGAGAATGAAGTAAAAGGGCTTGTTGAAGCTGGCAAGGTTGGATTTCCGGAGGTACAAAAAGTTATCATGTCTCTTACCGATGAAGGAGGAATGTTCTTCAATCTGATGCAGGAGCAATCCAAGACAATTACGGGTCAGATAAGCAACATAGAGGATTCTATCTCCACAATGTTCAATGAAATAGGGAAAGCCAATGAGGGCATTATAAACGATGCTTTGTCCGGCGTTTCTTATTTGGTTGAAAATTATGAGAAGGTTGGTCGTTTATTGCTTGAAATTGTAGGTACGTATGGCGCATATAGGGCTGCACTGATTGCTATAACAGCTTTACAGAAAGCATATTCTGCAGTATTAGTTCAATCTGCATTGAATCAAAGATTGGCAGCTGCATCAGGTATAACATTGTCAAATGCACAATCATTAGCGGCAACGCGTGCCAAATTGCTACAGACAGCACAAGAAGCATTGAACAAAACAATGCTCGCTAATCCTTATGTGGTAGCTGCGGCATCTATAGCTGCTTTGGGATTAGGAATTTATAAATTAGTCACCTATCAGACAGAATCAGAGAAAGCGCAAAAGAATTTAAATGAAGCTATAGCTGCATCTGATGCATTAGCTTTATCGGAACGGCGTACTCTTGCAAGACTTAAAGGAGAACTGTCTTCATTGACCGAAGGTACGGTAAGATATAATGAAATAAAAGACAAAATAGTAAAGCAGTTCGGTAAATACTATGACGGTCTAGATGAAGAGGTTGCAAAAGTTGGCCTTACTGAAGAGGCCTACAATAAATTGACGGAAGCGATAAATAAATCGTTTGGCGCACGCCAATATGAGAAGTTTGCTTCGCGACAGCAAGAAGAGTTATCAAACATAATGTCTGAAAACTTTGAGAAAATTCAAGAGCGATTATATGATAAACTTGGTAATGAAGCCGGTTCGAGAATATATTCAAAAATACGTGAGGGCATTATAAACGGGAGTATTGATACTATAGACGGTACTTTAAATTTGTCGGGTCTTGACATAGATACATCTAAAGCTCTTGATAAAGTTGCGGGTAAAGAAGGTGGACTTTTTGATATAACTAATAGGTCAGTAGAAAGATATATATACAATATCTTAAAAGCACAAAAAGCAACTGATGAATGGGACAAGAAAGCTCGTGAACGATTTGGTGTTGGAGATAACAATTCTCCTTCCCAAAACAAATCCGCTGAAAAGGGTATTGAAACTACTTACCAGCAGGACCTTGTAAAAGCAAAAGCCGATTGGGAAAGAGCCAAGAAAGGATATGAAGCGATAATCAAAGACCAAAAGTCTACTTCAAAGCAGGTGAAGGAAGCTAAAGATAATATGGAAACCGCCGAAAAGAAATACAAAGATTTAGGTGGTATTACTGGTAGCTCGTTAATTAAACAAGAAAATCAAGCCAAGAAAGAGTTGGAAGAAAAAATAAGGCAGCAAGAACATCTCTTCGAACAACTTCTTTCCATTCGCCGGAAAAACCAGCAGGATGAAATCAACCTCATGGAAGATGGCACTGAAAAGAAGCTGGCCCAGATTGACTTGGACTATCAAAAAGAACTCGATGCGATAGACAAGCAGCGCAAAGAGTGGGAAAAGGCCCAAAATGGAAAACTGACCGATGAGCAGGAGTCTGATTTGTCCGCTTGGGAAGAAAACGCTTACAAGTCATACGGGAAAGGGGTTAAAGATGCCAGTAAAGAGAAGTTGGAATCCGAACGTAAAGCATGGCAGGAGTATTTCATTGAGTTCGGCAACTATCAAGAAAAACGCAAAAATCTTATTCAGAAGTACAATGACGAGTTAGCCAAATTACAAAAGGACAGTCCTGAATATGCCATCAAGGAAGCTGAAAAAAGTAAAGCCATAGAACAGCTCGATGAGCAATATGGAAAGTCCACCAAGGCGATGGCAGACTTATTCGAGGATGCGAGTAACAAATCGGTTTCCGCTATTCAGTCCATCATTGATAAGTATGAAACACTTGTCAAGTACATGTCTGGTACAAAGGAAAGTGACGGAACGAATGTTACACTTGACGAATTGAAAGCGCTCGGATTCACTGATAAGGACATTGAAAAGATAGAAAAGGGTGAAATCTCCATAAAGGACGTAACAGATGCAATCAAAGGGTTAAAGGATGAACTTAAAGGAAAATCACCGTGGCAGGCTTTCGTCTCTGACTTGGAGAAAGGGATAGAAGTCATAAAAAAGGGTGGCAACGATTCCAAGAAAATCGGTCAAGGAATTACCGATATAGGAAATGCTGTGACGTCTTTTGCCCCTGCATTGAATGAGTTCGGAACGGACATTGCAAACATATTCGGTATTGATGATTCAAAGATTACCGGAGCGATAGAGGCTTTGGGTGGGCTTGGACAAACAGCCGCCGGTGTCGGTCAGATTATGAGCGGTGACATTGTGGGTGGTGCCATGAGTGCGGTTTCTGGAATTTCCACTGTAGTGTCTGCGTTGGATGGGATGTTCGGTGCCGATTATTCCCACTATAACGAGATGGTTGAGGAATATAACAAACTCAATGAGATATGGGATGAACTGATAGACAAGAAGCTGGAGTACATCAACACATCCTACGGAGCAGAAGCGGACAAGGTAGGCAAAGAAGCTCTTGAACTTGTCAACAAGAGCATTGAGGCGTACAGAATACTTGGGCGTGAACGATTAAACTCCGGTGCGTCTGTCGGTTCTCATTCCATTGGCAAGCGCATGGCAAAGAATACCTCTTCAAGTGACTGGCAGGACATCGCCAGGGCGCTCGATATGTCTGTCAAAGACGCCAAGGATTTTATAGGTACCGGACGCATGACAGGATTGTTTGACCTGACTACTGAACAGTTGGAGAAACTAAAGTCAGAAGCGCCTACTTTTTGGGCTAAATTAGATGGCGATGTGAGAGATTATCTTGATAAGATTATCGAGGGAGAGGAACGTATTGAGGAAATCCATAATCAGATAAACGAGCAGCTTACACAAACCACATTCGATAGTGTGTACAGTAATTTCATAGATACCCTTATGGACATGAAAGCATCGTCCAAAGATGCAGCCGAAGACATTTCGGAATACTTCATGCAAGCTATGCTCTCCGAGCAGATAGGCACACTTTATCAGGACAAGCTAAAGAAGTGGTATGAGAAGTTTGCAAAGGGTATGGAGGATGGTTCTTTGACGGAATCCGAAAGAAATGCGTTGAACAACGAGTATATGGGCTACATTGAAGAAGCGATGAAGCTCCGTGACGAGCTTGCCGCAGCCACCGGATATGACAAGATTTCGCAAGAATCAACATCCCAGTCTTCAACTTCCAGAGGGTTCGGCACTGAAATGACACATGAAGATGCAGGAGAATTAAGTGGTAGGTTTACCGCTCTGCAGATAGCTGGAGAGGAGATAAAAAATCAAATGATAAATGCAGTTGTTGGATTGAATTCTTTAGTTTCTATTTCAACGTCAAGTAATGCCACACTAAGTAGTATTTTGGAACAGCATGTGAAAACCAACGGATATTTAGAAGACATAGTAAAGTATACGAAGCCGATACTTGACTTTGAGAGTAAATTTGATAGAATGATTACAATTCTTAATAACGGACTATAATATGGCGACAGGAGAATTTTATATAAATAATAAGGACGCTTATACCACGTGGGGGATAAGCATGGATACATCTTCCTTATCATCGCTGATGACCCCACCACCAATGAAAGAGTTTATCGAGAACAAGTCGCGCTTGGAGCATGGTAAACGGGTCATAAAGTCGAATCCTAAGATTGATGAGAGGAATATTACATTGACATTTAATCTCACTGCCAAAAACGAAGAGCAATTTTTTTTACGATACAATTCTTTTTGCGAAGAGCTTGCTATCGGAGTATTACATATCAAAAGTAAATATCAACCAGATGTTGTGTATAAGACTATATATTTGTCATGTAATCAATTCACCCAATTCATGAGGGGTATCGCTAAATTCTCTCTAAGATTAGTAGAGCCTAATCCAGCAGATAGGAGTATAGTGCAAATTTAGGATAAATGTGATTGTTTTTATGTCATTTATTGCTATATTTGCTGTGCAATTGTATGAAGCTATACAATACCCCATATATGGAACTAATAGACATCAAAGACATATCCGGCAGCATTCTCCTTACCACCCTTCCCGATGAAGGTTGTAAACGTAAGTTTACTCTGATGAAGGAGGATTATATCCTTCTGAAATTCAGCTTGGAAAATCCTATATTCTTCAAATATGGTGACTACGTGGAATGCGATTTCGGCATGTTCGAGGTGTGTGATTTGCAGAAACCAGTATTCAATGCCAATACCGCAGGCTATGACTACGAGTTGCAGCTTGACGCCTATTACTGGAAATGGAAAAACAAAATCTTTAAATATACCCCCGAAGTGGCCGGGCAGGAAGCGTCCTGGAATCTCACCGCTTCACTTGATGTTCAAGCCGGTATAGTCCTTAGAAATTTGAAAGCTCTTGGTTATGCGTATAAAGGTCAGGATTTTGTTTTCTCCATTGACAGCACTGTAGAGAATAAGGCGCTACTGATGACTTATGACAACATCAACATTCTTGACGCCTGCTTCTCTATGGCGAAGAAATGGGACTGTGAATGTTGGGTGACAGAGAACATCATCAACTTCGGAAGATGTGAATACGGCACTCCGGTTGACTTTGAGATAGGGGACAATGTGGTGGAGATGACAAGCTCTGAGAGCAATAGTACATACGCTACCCGTATCTATGCTTTCGGCTCTACCCGTAACATTCCGTCAAACTATCGTCCAGTGGATGAAAGCATCGTGGTTAATGGAGTTGTACAAAAGCGTCTCATGCTTCCCGAAGGAACTCCATACATAGACGCATATCCTGATATGTCCACAGAGGAAGCTGTAGAGCAGGTGGTTGTGTTTGACGATATATATCCTCGTACTGACGGTCATATATCAAAGGTCATCACCTATACAGACACAGTGAATAATGAGGATGGAACTCAGACCACCGAAACTTTCTACCAATTTACCGATGCCGGAATAACATTTTCAAAGGACTACATTCTTGAGGGTGAGGAATTGCATATAATCTTCCAGTCCGGCTCTTTGAACGGTATGGATTTCGGTGTGACTTTTAATCCGATGGGAGACCCGGAAAAGAATGAGGACGGTTCATGGAATCCGAAAGCCCAGCTTTGGGAGATTGTCGCTAATGAGGATTATGGTCGCAAATTACCTGATGATGTCTTAAAACCCAAAGAGGGGGATACTTATATATTATATGGGTGGGACAGCTCCAAAATTGCGGATTTGGGGCTTGTGTCGGCCGCGGAACAAGAGCTTAAGGAGAAGGCTGAAGAGTACGTTGCCAAGTCCAGGATAGACCCCAATACATATTCCTGCACAATGATGTCGGACTATATGTATGGGCTGGATGAGGGAGGCAATCAGAACCTGGATTATGCAAAGCATTTTGATGTAGGAGATAAGGTTAATCTAGTCAATTCCGCATTCTTTGAAATCGGAAACCGTCAGTCCAGAATCATTGGATACGAATGCAATCTTGATAAGCCGTATGACAGCCCGGTATATACGGTAGGCGAAACAGCGTCCTACTCTCGAATAGGGGAGCTGGAAGAGCAAATAGAGAATATTACCTTGAAGGGACAGACATACACCGGTGGAGGTGGAAGTGGCATATATGTTATCGGAACGAATGACACTACATCCCCTACAAACAGAAATGTGTATTCGGCTTTGCGTGTTCTGCAATCATTCCTCAGCAAGGCCACCAACGACCGCACCCCCTTCAAGCTGGAAGTCGGCGACAAGCTGACCGCGGAGAAAGGATTGCAGATAAGCAAGAACTTCGTTTCCGGCATTATCGGAGGAAGCGGCGGCTCCATCTATCTGGACGAGAACGGGAAGGTTGTTATCGAGACGGACAAGGCTGTATTCCGTGAGGAGCTTATTGTCCCTCAGATTACCTTCAACTGCATAGACGTTATATCGGGAGACAAAGCCAATACGTTCGCCTACGGAACGATAAAGACTGTGGATACAGAGAACCGCATCGCCACCCTTGACCTTCTGGAAGGCCAATACGGTACGCTTCATGTGAGCGACATATGCCGTGGCGTATTCCACAACATAGGTGGGGGAAACACCGACAAGGATACGATTGGCGCGAACGGGTTCATAGAGTATTCCGGTTTCGCCACATCCTACTTTACTCCGACCAATATACTGGAGAACAAGGCAGGAATCATGAAGTTCGAGTATGAGCTTCAGGTTGGTACGTCCGTTCATCCGATGCCGGGCATGAACTTCTTTGCATACGGCAACTTCACCGACGAGGACCGCCAGGACATTACATACGAGAACAGATACTACACCCGTCGTATTACCCATGTCAACAATTGGGTGATAGACCCGGAAACGAACATCGAGATGCAGGTAGGAAAGCTCAACGGTCTTTCCATCGGCGGCATGGACTTCTCCGGTTATTCGTTCTACGGCAAGAATGTGTACATCTCCGGCACGATAGAGCGCCTGAAGCCCAATGGCACCCCAGCCAAGGACTTGAGCTATGAGGGCGTTTGGGAATCCGGCAGAAAGTATGACTACTACGACAGCGTGACCTATGACGGAAGCACATGGGCCTGCATGAACAAGAACGGTTCGTCAGCCGAGCCGGGCACGAACAATGACTGGCAGAAGATTGCCTCCAAGGGTGACAAGGGCGACCCCGGAGAATCGGCAGTGTTCGCAGACCTCACAAACGAGATGGATAACGTCGCCCTTACCAATGACGGCAAGGTTTATCAGGACACGTCGATAAGCACAGTTGTATGGATGAGCTACGGCAGCAAGAAGATGACCCTTACCGGCATAACCTGCACGCTCCCTGCCAACGTAACCGAGACGCACGACGTTTCCACCGGAGAGATAACTTTCAGTGTCAAGCAGGGCGTGGCTCTGGACGGCAGGAACCCGATACCCGTCGCGTTGACAGCCACCTACAACGGAAAAGCCTACACCGGGCAGCTCACGTTTACCCTGGCAGGTGTCAAGGGCGGTGCCGATGCCGTTCTGTATCGGCTTGTCCCGAGCGTATCTGCTGTGATAAAGGATGCCAACGGTAATCTCAATGTAACTTCCGTATCGTGTACACGGTTGAAGTCTTCGGTTTCCGGCGGCACGGCCGAGACCGGGACGGGCGAACTTAAATACTCCCTTGACGGTGGAGCCGAAGTCTCAATCGGGAACAATGCCGGAGTACCGGTATCAAGCTTCCAGAAGAGCATCAAGTTCATATTCTACGTGGACGGTACAGTAGTGGACGTGGAGACAATACCTCTTGTGGTGGACGGTAAGGATGGTGCTCAAGGGCCTCAAGGTGTTCCCGGTCCTGCCGGAGCTGACGGGAAAACCCTATACACATGGATAAAATATGCCGACGACGCGCAAGGTGGTGGTATAAGCAACAATCCTACCGGAAAAGCGTATATAGGTTTCGCCTACAACAAGGAGACCGCTACGGAAAGTAACAATCCCTCCGACTATACATGGAGCGATATAAAGGGAGAAGACGGTATACCGGGTGCTACCGGTGCCGACGGAAAGACTTATTACACATGGGTTGCCTATTCGGACAATGCGGACGGAACGGGCATGTACCAACAGCCTAAAGACACGACTAAATATATCGGTATAGCCGTCAACAAGGAGACTGCTACAGAAAGTAACAATCCTTCTGACTATACATGGTCAAAATTTAAGGGGGAAGACGGACAGAGCGTGTCTTCACTCGGCAGATGGCATACCGGGCTTATAGTGCCCAAACTGGGAATCGTCACGATGGGAGGAAGCACCTTCTGCGCGAAGAAGGAGACCGCCAACCCACCGTTGTGGACCACTACGACAAATGACGGCAGGCGCATTACCCAGACGCAGGACGGAGGAAGGACTTACGGCTATATTCTGTCCGGTGAATCAAATACGGAAGAATACGACCTGCTTGTCCAGAGCGGAAAGGACGGAAGCGACGGTACCGATTACGAAAGAGTGTTTATCCATACCACGGAGGAAAACCGCCCCTCCACCCCAGCGACCTCACAGACGGACGATTATATCCCTTCCGGCTGGCATGATGATCCTATTGGCGTTTCCGAATCCCTGCCTTTTGAATGGATAAGCGAGAGGAAGAAGAGAAACGGCATATGGAGTAATTTCAGCACACCTGCCCTCTGGGCTAAATATGGATTTGATGGCATTGATGGCGCAGAAGGTGTGGCTGGTACGAGTATTGTATGGAAAGGTGATTTCTCGTCTGCCCCTTCCTCTCCTCAGAACGGTTGGGCGTACAAGAATACGACCGACAAGAAGTCGTATGTATATCAAGACGGCCAGTGGTATCAAATGACCATTGACGGAATTGACGGAAAGAACGGAAAGGACGGACTGAGCATCGTATGGAAAGGCGACCTGCAGTCTCCACCTTCCAATCCTCAAATCAACTGGGCATATAGGGACACCAATAACGGTCGTGTATACATATGGAACGGGACAGCATGGTCGTTGATGGTCGTTGACGGCTCGGACGGTGCTGACGGTGCAGCCGGCTCGAACGGATTGAGCGTGTTCATAACTTACAATGACAGCACTTCCCAGCCTTCTGTTCCTACGGGAAACGGTACTACCGGAGGCTGGCATACGAATGCTACAAGTGGAGCTATATGGATGTCGCAGAAGGTTGCTTCATCCGCAAGTGATGGGACATGGGGCACGCCAATTAAAATCAAAGGCGATAAGGGTGATAGCATAACCGCTATGGGCAGATGGCATACCGGGCTTATCGTGCCCAAGCAAGGAGTTGTCACTATGGGAGGCTCATCATACATAGCCAAGAAGGAGACGACTAATCCTCCACTGTGGACTGTTACGACCAGTGACGGCAGGCGCATTACCCAGACACAGGACGGAGGCAAGACATACTGGTACATACTTTCCGGTGAGATGAATTCTGCGGAGTATGATTTGCTGGCTTCAAAGGGAGAAGACGGGAAAGACGGAAATGATGGTACAGACGGAAAAGATGGCACAGATGGAAAAGACGGGAAGCAGGGTATTCAAGGCTGCATCACCCGGCATTCCGAATGGGCTGTGGGCGTGACTTACCGCAACGACGAAACTCTGACAAGCGGCACCCGTTATGTGGATATTGCCATGATAAGGAACAATGCCGCAATCGACGGATGGGATGTCTACAAATGCAACACTACCCATACAAGCTCGGAAAGCAACAAGCCGGGAGTGTCATCGTCCACATGGACCAAGTTAAGCGGTGTAGGTCCTATCTACACGTCCCTCGTCATCGCGAAAAACGCCAGTATTGACTTCATGCAGGGCAACCAGCTGCTTATCAAGAAGGATGACGGTACCGTGACAGCAGGTCTTTCCGGTTCCATAGCGGGTAGCAAGGTGCGTATCTGGGCTGGTTCCGCGACACCGGACAACGCTCCGTTCCGGGTATTGGAAAGTGGCAAGATGATAGCTACCGATGCCGATTTGACTGGAACTATCAATGCTATAAGCGGCACGTTCAGAAATGTCTCCTCTCCCAATGGGTCATTCAAGATAAAGGAGAATGGGGATGTGGAATTGGTCGGTAAGATTTCCACTTCGTTGAATGGCACTCGCATTGAACTGGACCCAAGTTCCAACAGCATCAAGATGTATAACCAAGATAATAATGAAGTAGGGAATATTTCTTTCATTACCGAATCTATCGGAGGGGTTACTAATTATTACCCTCGATTAATGCTCAGAAGGTATTCTGGAAGTAAAGAGGTCGGGAGACTTGATATGTCAGGTACATCCGTGAATGGCTATTCAACGGTTGGAACCGACGCACTAAGCTTTACATTGGGACCTATCGGGTTAGTTTTCTCTGTTAACGGGCAAGTAACTAATTCATATCCAAACAAATAATTGATTATGAAGAAAATTAATTTTGAAAGATTTGAGATTTACACGAATGTGACTATGCAGAACTGCATAACAAGGGACATTCGGGAGGATTTTGCCGATACAATCATGCAGAACCTCAATAGGGCGCGTGGATATGCGCTTATGATGAAGGTGTTCCAAAGCAATGGAGAGACGGAATTCTCTGACGAGGAAATAGCTCTGATTAAATTCATTGCGGACAATTACGGAAACATCTCCTTGTCAATGTCCATAGACAAGAATATAAAAGAACTGAATAATAATGAAACAAGAAAGGAGGAACAGCAATGATTTTGCAGGCAGACGGAGGGCACTACCTTACACAGAGTGCGGATGTGCCCATAGATGAAAGGGTGTTCGGGAATACCGCGTATATCAGCGACCCTTCGGAGGCTTCCAATTATCGCCAGGTGTCCGAAGTCGAGAAGGAGCGTATGCTCAATGCCGGAACGATATTGGACCCGTCCGACTTGTCGGATGAGTATCTGGACAAGGTGGACACGCTGCATGAGATTATTAAGGAGAACATCAACACCGCAGGTCTGACGGTTGAGGAGAGCCTTAAGCATAAGGAGTATTTCCCAAAATGGGATGAATTAATTGGCAAGACTGAGCCAATCGGATTCATGTTCTCCTACGAAGACACTTTATATGAGGTAATTCAAGAGCATGAATTTGCCAGCCAGTGGGTACTGGGTATAGGAACAGAATCTCTCTACAAGGTTGTCCAGATTGAAGCGTCCGGCACGAAGGAGGACCCGATAGCGTGGAAGCAGGGAATGGAACTGTTCAACGGCAAGTATTACACGGACAAGGATGTGCTTTACTTGTGCATCCGTGACAGCGGTATGGGCATGTCTTTTGACCTTGCCGACCTGGTGTCCGGTGGTTTTGTGGAAGTGGTCGAGGAATCGGTCGAAGACACTGTTCTATAACAAGGAAACTTGTTCTTTTTCCGGCTTTCCCGATGCCGTTAATTCGGGAATTTATTTAAACAAAAACGAGTTAATTATTTAAATGTTAAATTAGGGTATCATGTTTTTAAAGCGGATGCCCCTTAAATGTAAGAAAGATATGGCAGAACAAGATATAGCAATGAATGCGTTTCAGATAGTGACTAATGTGGCATACATATATGCGGAGGCAGCGA